CGTGAGCGTTTCCGTAGACCTGAGCGGTGCCGAACACCCGAGCGTTGGAGGACACCCGAGCGTCAGGACCGACATACACGCTGTCAGCGACCGTCGCCGTGTTCTGGACGAGTCCGCCACCGTTCGGGTGACGATGCCAACCGTCAGGGATGTCAGTCATCTCCTTCTCAGCTTCCATTAATTGCCCATGACATGTAATGAGATCAAGCCTCAGTGACTTGATTACTGTCTGTAGCCGTTCGATCTCGTCGGCGGCAGCGCACGAACGGCACTGCTCATTTGTACACATGCACTCGTATTTTCTAAGTTGTTCTGTAATATCCATAAGTACCCCCCGTGGGATTCGAACCCACAACCAACGGGTTAAAAGCCCGCTGCTCTACCGTTGAGCTAGAGAGGTGTGGTTTTCTGTATCAGTCTTTTGGTTTCAGGTAAGCTTCAGGGGCGTGATCTGCGTGATCTTTGCAGGCTACATAAATCCATGTGTCGCCAACAAGCTCTCCCCAATCACCGCAAGTTTCACATATGTGATATGAAGCTGTTTCAGCCAAGGCTACGAGATCATCAAAAATGCTTTTCATTAGATCTGGATTTTTTTCTTTACCTTTTGGGACGTATTCAGCATAAAATCTTAGTCCACCAAATTTTTGCTTTACTTGATGAACTTTATAATTTGGTGATATATATGAGAGCTTTTCATGCAGAGTGTACACTAGTTCACGCCAACCTTCGCTTACATAAATAGATTTTTCATATCCAAATTTAATTTTATCTATTAGACTACTGTATACTTGATCGCTCATTCTAGAACAGAATGCTTACTTCATTGGATAATCAAAAACCCTGCGGCCGTCCTCATCAAAAGAATTCATCATGATCCCAATAACGCTGTAGCCAATAATATCAACAAGAGTGTCAATTAAAGATTCATCTTTAACACTATGGATATTCATTGCTGTATTAAAATTGTTGTTTGAGTTTTTTAACAAATTCTCTAATCTTGAAATTTTGTCATATAGTCTTACTATGATTCCAACTTCACCAAACTTTGAAATATTTTCAGGCCCATAGTCGCAATGCTTTTTTATTAGAATTGAAGAGATATCTTCTTCTGTAATACTGGAGCCTAAAAGGCGTAAAATGTTATATGAATGACTAGACAAGAAGTGCCAGAACTGCTCATTAATTGAGCCATGTGAATTATTAATAAAGCATAACTCTTGTATTGATCCTAAAGTTGTTTCAAATCTTAGTTTCATAAAATTTAACAACTGCTCTGGGGAAGAAAGCTGGGATGTCACAAACCTTTCAAACATTGAATCTACAATGTTTTCCACATGATCATCCCAATTCTTACTGCTGACTACCGAAGTTCTCATCTACAACCTTCCTAGCTAAGGCACCCATCACATAGGTTTCGACTGCTGATTCTATCAGCGATTTCGATACCCATCTGTCAATTTCGCAAAAAACATTTCCATCTTCATCAAGAAGTTCAATTGATCCAAAAATATATCTTTCAATATTTTTTTTAGAGTCTACTTGATACTTAAGTTCTTTATTTTCTTGTTTAAGATTTTTAATTTCTTTTATCAACAAGCGCTTCTTTTTAAAAAACATCATAATTTAAATTTGACCTTTAGCTTTTAGTCGCTCTTTTTCTGCATCTATAACTAAATAGATGCCTCGCCTAATCTTTTTAAACCATCCAATGTTAGAGCTAATATAGCTGTAGACGGTAGGAAGGCTGACACCGCAATTTTCAGAGATTTGTTTAGCAGTTACTTCATTATCAATATTTTCTTTAATCCATTCATCAATAGGATTTTTTTTCTTTTTTTCTTTAAATCTTTTTACTTCAATGTCTATTTCAAGCATGTCCATCCAATAGTCAATCTCAGGCATACTTACTGCGTAGAAAGATGAAATTTCTTTTAAAGTTTTTTCATAAAAAAGACCAGTTACAAGGCTGTACCCAGCTCTTGATTTTTCAGACAATTGATATGGATCAACACCAGTTTTTGACTCTTTTAAAATTTCAAAGTTTATTTTTTTTATTAGATTTTCTTTTTCTTGAAACGAAATTGTCATTACTGTTTTTTTCCTTAAGAACTATTTTTTCTAGTACACATATTTTTAATATCGCTATACCTGAAGATATAGTTTCTGTTTCATTATCTATGTTAGTGCATATGTAATAGTGGTCTACGTCCTCTTTAAACAAGTAACCGGAAGACTTAATGATTCTAATAGAAGACTCTTCGCTGACAGCGTACCACTCGTCTGGCAAGGAGTAGTGGTCTTTCCAAGAAATTTCGACAATTGGATACTCACTCATAACAGGCGCTGGCCCCCGCTCACTATGAATAATCTTTCGAAATATCCACAGCCCGGAGGCCAGCTAACCTATTGTATCACTTATTATCAAGATGCCATGTTATATGACTATCTATTTTTTCATCTAAATCTTTAATATCTTCTTTCAAGTCTTCAAGTTTTTCTGTGACTGTGTTGTGGTCTTTTCTATTTTCTTTTCTTAAAGAGTTAATCAAAGCAACCATAACTCCACCAACCGTTGTTATTAGAGCAACAGCTATTGCTGACAGCGCCGCCCCATCCATTATTCCGACTCTAGAAAACTAATAATTTCGTCAATTGTTTTGTTCATTTGCCCATACTCTGAAACATGATCTTGAAGGATTTGAATCAAGTCTGAAATTTTTTCGGTTCTATCGTAGCTATTCATGATTTCTTCGTCAATAGAGCTTGCATGTTGTTCTTCATCTATCATGTTGTCTGCTAGCATTTTTTCAAAGTCTTGAATTTTACTTTTATGCCACATGGCTGCAGATGCACTTTGCTCTGCTATGCTTTTATGCCAGGTCATCATTTTTTTATGCTGTGCTTTAAGCATTTCAATATTTTCATAAGATAGTTTAATATGCATTATTTCTCCTTTTTGCTTTTTCTAGGGTGACCGGATGGCAGTAGATCATTATCTGTAATATAATTTGGATTGGAAGGCCTTCCATTTCTTAATAAGTACAAGTAAGCATTAACTCTAGCCATTGCCCACTGATTTCTAGTCATCCCTGGCCTATGAGAAACTGAAAAAGCACCAGCTCCTCTTCTATAGACCGCTTTAAGCGCCGCCATTGTGGCTCGCTTAGACGCTGTATCGCCATGTTTTTTATTGTGATCTTCCATTTTTGATTTTAAAGAAGACATCACTTCTGAGGAAAAAGAGACGCCACGACCAGACTGTGCTGAGTTTGCTCTATTTCTAGATGAGCCAGTTCGTCTTTCTGACGGTTTTGCTGGAGTTTTTCTCGGATCTCCTGGGCCTGGTCTTCCATAAGTAACTTTTTTTATAGATTTTTGCTGGACCAAACCATCCGGTATAACAGCAAGCCTGCAATAGCCGCCAGGTTCTATTTCTCCTTCAATAATTTTGCAAATTTTATCTGTTTCATGAAACACACAGTTTTGACATTTAACTCCAATATCGTAGTTGTCATTTTCTGATTGCGGAATATACTCTACCCAAACTCCTTGAGAGTCTGAGTTAAACTTTCCATACTTCTCTGCAATTGCAATAACTGCATTTGCAAACATTCTTTCTTCTGGATCTAACTGGTCCAACATGTCTATATGCTGACCTTCTTCTTGCTCATCATCTGGTGGAGTTAGAAATTCGTGTTCAATTTTTTGATAAAAGTCATTCATCAATTGAATCATTTTTTCTTGGAACCCAGATGCGTAAGCCGCTCTTTCTTGCGCTCTCGCTTTATTCCTAGCTTCAGTCATTGATGATTCATTGTTTGGTTGATATGTATAGCATTTGCCAGAACCACCAAACCTGAAACCTGGCATACCGTTTTCTTCACATCTTTCAATAGGCATAAAACAATAATATCAGATTATTGATAAATAGTATAAAGATCATCCCTACCCCATCTTTCGACGGGAATTTTTACATCTCCGTAATACCAGTAAGCCTCTTCTGAGGAATAATATATTCTTGCATAAGCTTTCATTGCGCCTTCGTCATAGACTGGGCAGTTTGGGTTGGGGTCCAGGTATAAGGCCTTAAAATGAAAAAGATCATTTTCATAATGAATTGCATTTACAATTTGTAATTTTGCATTACAGTATGGGCATAGCTTTTCTGGATATGGGAAATCTTTTATTAGTCTACCCATTAACATCAGAATTCATCACCATCAATACAATCATCCTCTCCGACACGTTTTGCCAGCAAAAGCTGTGCAATTAGTTCATCTATCCTAGAATTTGCAAGATCAATGCCCTCCATTAAGCATATAGCTTCAGGCATAGTTATTAAATAATCCTCATAAGGAGACACCACTGTGAAGGCTGGACTGTACGACCCTTGAAAAGGTACAGCTTTAATTAAAATAGTCAAACTTTCAATATCTTCTAAATCATCGTCACCATCATATGGGATAATTCTCATTACAATGCCATCCTACCATTTTCAACAAAAGAGTCCATACATACAGGAACTATTGTATTTGCAATTCTTTCAATTACTTTTGCATACTCTCTAATTTCATGCTGAGCATTTGAGTCATTTCTTAATGATAAAAAGTTTAGCAAACTTCTTAGATTAACAGTCCAAATAAACTCTGTATATTGCCCAACCGGCAGTACTGATCTGGCAATTTCTTTTGCAATTCCTGCTTCAATCATTTCATAGTAAGAAGACTCTGCCTGCCTGTATACAGATTCAAAAGCTTCACATACAAAATCAAAAACAGCTGGGTCATTAAACTTTTGGAAACTATAATTTCCAGGCTTACCCACCTGCTTTCGAACAGCGTCTTCTGATGGATAGAAAAAATCAATAGTATCTGGAATGTGGTATCTCATACTCATTTCATTAAATGAAGACCATCTATGCCTAAACCACTCTCTTGCTACAAAAATTGGTGCTTTAATATGAAACTTAAAAACAACATGTTCAAAAGGTGTAGCGTGCTTGTTCTTTAAAAGAAAATTAATTAAACCAATACCTTTCTCATCCATTGAGTGCTGAGAAGACGAAAAACTAACTCTAGCTGAGTTGATTACATCTAAATCATCACCCATAGATGAAATAAGACTAACGGAGCCACTATTTAAAACTTTGACATGCATTCCTGACATATCTTGAGACTATCACAGGGGTTGAAAAAATTTTTTGATTTTTCAAAAAAATCTCACACCTTTGCGAAAACGGTGGTAAAGTCATCTGTACAATACGCGAAGCGCGATCAAGCCGTTACGCGTATAAGCTTTGTTTATTATTGAAATCTTAAGTGGTATTATTAAATATGCAAATAATTGCAATTGTTGAATCTGATGACGCAGGATCTGCTGTAGTATTGGATCCTGAATTTATATCAATCATCAAGTATGACAACTTTTATATTGCAGCAACACGATGCCTCCATACTTTAATGCCTATTACTTGTGAAATTTCTGAAGAAGATGCTTTACGCCTTATTTCTAAAGGTGTAAAGTGCATTGAGCTTGAAAGTTTTACAAAATAAAGTCTATGAGAAAAGTAAGCTGGTTTACCCCAAGTAATTTAGATGAATCTGGCGACCTATGGTACAGCCAGGGTTACTTTAATGCCGCCCTTAATACAATTAGGGCTTTGCAAGATAAAGATGTAGCTGTTTACTACAACAGAAGCAACATTCCTTATCATATAAATTTTTGTCTTCCTATTTACTATCAGCTTAATAGGAGCTACACAGTTGGCTACACTCCATGGGAAAGTACAAAAGTTCCACCTTCTTGGAAGCAGCCTATCTCAGGCTGTGACGAACTGTGGGCCACCTCAGAGTTTACAAAAAATGTATATTTGAACAACAATTTACATCATAATATTAAAGTTATACCTCATGGTATATCTTCAGATTTTGAAATCTATGATAGAGAATTAAATAATAAATTTAATTTTCTCCATATTGGTGGAGAATCAAAAAGAAAAAATGTGCAAATGGTTATTGACGCATTTTTGGAAGTTCATGAAGGTAATTCAAATGTTCATCTGTATTTAAAATACAACAAATATTGTGATGGAGATGTTTATATTGATGGGAAAATCTTACCAGCAAATCATCATCCACAGATAACAGCAATACCGGAAATATATGATACTGAAGAAATGATTAATCTATATAAGAAGTGTCATTGCTTGGTCTATCCAACAAGTGGTGAGGGATTTGGAATGATTCCGTTTGAGGCAATCTGTACAGGTATGCCCACAATTGTTACAAATTTGACAGGCACTGCTGACTTTGCGCAAATGTCAATTCCACTTGATGCTGAGTGGGGTGAAGCACCATTTCAAAGCCACATGTATGGATGTGATGCTGGGAACTGGGCTGTTCCTAATTATGATTCTTTGTGTAATTTAATTCAAAATGTAGTAGATGAGTATGACATGTTTAAAAAGCATACTCTTCAGTCCGCAAGAATTCTTCATCAAACACAGTCTTGGTCCGCAGTAGCTGATATGATCATTGAGCGGATCGAAGATTTTGAAAAAAATCTTTAATCTACCCTAGTATATCTTGTTTTTAATTACCATTTTAATTGGTATTATTTTATTTGTCATTTTGGAGGCTTTATGAAAAACGTTATTACACCGGAATTTATTGAACAGTATGTAGACAAAACCCCGCCATGGGGTTTCAACGGGATGGGCGAAATTGTTTATCGAAGAACATATTCAAGAGACATTCCAGCTCTAGGGCGTAAAGAGTATTGGTTTGAAACAATAGCTAGAGCTATCAATGGTGCTCAAGATATTGGTGCAGGATATACAAAAGAAGAGGCCGAAAGGCTGTTTGATTATATTTTTAATCTAAAGGGTATTTTTGCTGGTAGGGCTTTATGGCAGCTGGGTACTCCGCTAGTTAGACAGATGAGCGGCGCTTCTTTGGTGAACTGTTGGATGACTACTATTTCTAAAGTAGAAGATTTCCAATTCCTGATGGATCATTTAATGGTTGGTGGTGGTGTTGGATTTACTGTTGAAAGATCTGTTATCCATGATCTTCCTAAAGTTCGATCTGTAAGTAAAATTATTCATGAAAAGTCTAATGATGCTGATTTTATTGTTCCAGACTCTAGGCAGGGGTGGTCGTCCCTTCTTGGTAAGGTTTTAAATAGTTATTTTTATACTGGTGAGTCTTTTACATATAGCACAATTCTTGTCAGAGGGTACGGTGCGGCTCTAAAGACTTTTGGTGGCACAGCTTCCGGTCCTGAAGTTTTAATTGAAGGTATTAGTGATATTTGCAATATTTTGGATAGGCGTGTTGGTAAAAAGATTAGGTCTGTTGACGCTTTAGATATTTGCAATATTATTGGAAAAATTGTTGTTGCTGGGTCGGCACGCAGGTCTGCTCAAATTGCAATAGGTGATCCAGATGATTTCTTGTATCTAAGGGCTAAAAATTGGGGTAAGGGGGACATCCCAGCATGGAGGGCAAACTCCAATAACTCTGTTTTTGCCGACTCTTACGATGAAATTATTGATGAATTTTGGAAAGGCTATGATGGCACAGGAGAGCCGTATGGGCTTATCAATCGTGATTTAATTCGCAAAACTGGCCGTCTTGGTGAAAAAATCAATGATAACAAGGTAATTGGTACTAATCCTTGTGGTGAAATTGGTCTTGAAGACGGCGAGCCTTGCAATCTTGCTGAGATATTTCTTCCAAATATTTCTTCAAAAGAAGAGCTGCTTGATTTGAGTAAGCTTTTATATAAAACTCAAAAAGCTATTACAACTCTTGACTATCCATATGCAAAGTCACAGTCTGTAATTCACAGAAATCGCAGACTTGGTCAGGGGATTACTGGCTGGCTTCAGGCCACAGATGAGCAGTTGTCATGGATTGACGAGTGCTATACAAGTCTCAGAGAGTTTGATTCTGAGTGGTCTAATAAGATTGGGATTAACTCATCAATCAAGCTTACAACTGTAAAGCCTTCCGGAACTTTGAGTCTGCTAGCTGGCGTTACTCCTGGCATTCATCCAGCATATTCAAGATACTACATTCGCAGAGTTCGTATGGGTAGTAGTGATCCATTGGTAAATTATTGTCGTGAAAAAGGTTACGACGTTGAATATGATATTGGTCTAGATGGTAAAGAAAATCATACAGTTTGTGTTATTTCTTTTCCATGCGAAACTCCAGATCACGCTGTGCTTGCAAAAGATTTGACAGCTATTGATCAGCTTGAGTGGGTTGTGAAAGCTCAATCGGTCTGGGCAGATAACAACGTATCTGTAACAGTTTATTATCGTAAAGAAGAGCTTTCTGATATTCAGAAATGGATGAAGAAAAATTATAAAAATTCTTTGAAGTCTGTATCTTTTCTTCTACATAGCGACCATGGTTTTGCACTGGCTCCATATGAAGAAATTGATGAAGATCAATATCTCAAGATGAGGTCAAAGATTAAAAATATTTCTTTTGTTGATCAAATTAATGAGTTTTCATTAGAAGATCTTGAGTGCGAAGGTGGAGCTTGCCCTATCCGATAATTTAAGATTTTCCGGAGTAGCACAATTGGCAGTTGCGCCTGACTGTTAATCAGGATGTTGTAGGTTCGATCCCTACCTCCGGAGCTTTTGTAAAAAACCGTACCAAAATGGTGCGGTTTTTTACTTTTTATGTGCATTTTTGTACATATTAGTGTACTATATTCTTTATGGATACAGGTTTTATCAAAAATAAAGGACTTCATGTTCCAAAAGAAATATTTGGTGTATGTATATGGATAATGCCTGATGGTAAACCTTTGTCTGATGGGGATGGGGTTTTGTGTGCGGAGGGACTTTTGGATGATAAAAATATCGAAAGGCAGGTCGCAGAAGCTGCCAAATATTGGACAGGTAGTGATGAAGGATATGCCACATGGGTTGGTGGAGCAAGAAAAGTTACGGGTTCAGAGAGAGATGATCAAGCTGAACGCCTTGCTAATGGTTTAAATCCGGATCCTTATCAGGATATTGTGGAAGCTGCTGCTCTTAAAGAGCTTCGTAGGAGATCATAATGGCTGGCGAGATGACTTATATCAAAGACTCAGAAGATGAATTTTTTATTGATGATGTAGATTATTTTCAAGTTCTTAGAAAAACTGAAAATTCAGATCCTTTTAAGAAAGTTAGATATGAATCGCTTTCATCTAAGATGAAAAGAAAAGCTACAAAGTTACAAAAAAAATATGAAGGTATTGAGGGTACTGGGACTAAATACATAGACCCAGAAGAGCTTGACGGGTATTCTTTATATGATGTCGTGACTCCGCCATACGATCTTTTGAATCTAGCTGATTTATTTGACTCTAGTGCTATTCATAATGCAGCAATAACAGCTCGCGTTATGAATACTGTTGGTCTTGGTTATTCTTTCTCTGAAACTTTTAAATCAAAAAGGCGTCTTGAAAAAGCTCAAGAAAATCCTGAAAGGCTTAGTCGTGTAAGAAAAGCTATTCAGGATATTAGGCAAGATCTTGAAAATAAATTTGAAATTTTTAATGAAGAAGAAACTTTTATTGAAACTATTGTAAAAGTATGGACTGATTATTTAACAACTGGTAACGGGTATCTAGAAATTGGTAGAACAAATTCAGGACAGATTGGTTACATAGGTCACGTTCCGTCAGTTTTGATGAGAGTTCGCCGTCATCGCGATGGTTTTGTGCAGATTGCTAAAAGCAATAAAATACAAGCAGTATTTTTTAGAAATTTTCAAGATTTTGAAACTCAAGATCCAATTAATTCTGATCCAAGCCCAAATGAAATTATTCATTTTAAAGCTTATTCTCCTAATAATACGTATTATGGAATACCATCTGCTGTTTCAGCAGCTGCTGCTATTGTTGGTGATAAATTCGCAAAAGAATATAATATCGACTATTTTGAAAATAAAGCCATTCCTAGATATGCAATTATTGTAAAAGGTGCTAAGTTAAGTAATAAATCTAAGCAAGAGCTTGTAAATTATTTTCGTCAAGAAGTAAAAGGAAGAAATCATGGAACACTTATTGTTCCACTCCCATCTTCTCTTGGTGGGGATACTGATATTAAGTTTGAAAAACTTGAAGCCGGAATTCAAGATGCTTCTTTTGATAAATATAGAAAAGCTAATAGAGACGAAATTTTAGTCGCAAACAGAGTTCCCGCACCAAAAGTTGGTGTTTACGACAATGCAAACCTTGCCGTTTCAAGAGACGCTGACAAAACATTTAAAACTCAAGTTATATCACCAGATCAGTCTATTATCGAAAAAAAATTAAACAGGATTATTTCTGAATTCACAGATCTTGTCGAATTTAGATTTGATCGGATTGATCTTATTGACGAAGATATCCAATCAAGAATCCATGATAGATATCTTAGGACTGAAGTGATAACACCTAATGAAGTTCGTAACGAGCTTGGGATGCCAGAAAGAGTCGATGGAGATATGCCTCTCCCATTCCCAACAAAGCTTAAAAAAGAACAAAATCCAGGTCCTGGCGCTCCATCAGGAAATAGTAATAATCAAAGCGCCTTCCCGCCTAATGCAAGGGTTGACACCCCTGCTGGTGCTTCTGACCCAAGAGTTTCTGGGGATCAAGCTGAAAGAGGTCAAAATCAAGATACAGGAGGAAATCAATGATTGATGGACATATCGTGTTTTCAAACACAGCTTTAACAACTGGTGATGGAGAAACTACAATCTCTCATCACACTTATGCAATATATATGTTATGTGGATCTAATAATGATGTTGAAGTGAAATTAAATGGAAAACATTCAGTTTTGCTACCGGCAAGAAATGATCATGGTCACGCATACGTTATTGTGCCTGGTGATTACAACACTATTGAAGTTATAACTGATAGCTCAACTATTAGTGTATTCGCAATAGGGTAATTTTTGATAGAATATATTGGAGGGGAGTGATGGCTGCTGAAAGAAATATAACAATATATCAAGGAGATACATATCTTCATGATGTAACCATTAATGACTCTTCAAATTCCGCAATAGATATTACCAATCGGACCTATTCAGCTCAGATTAGACCATTTAGAGGCTCGTCAACACTTATCGCTTCTTTTACTACTGAGATAGTTTCTGCCGAAAATGGCCAGATGAGATTTTCTTTAACTCCTGAGCAAACATCAAATATTGAAATTGGTACATATATATATGATTTACAACAGATTGACTCTGGAATTGTTCTTACATTGATGGCAGGAACCGCAACTGTAGTCGGGCAGGTATCTGTATGAGCGCTCAAGTTACTACTATAACGGTCTCCCCTTCAGATTCTTCAGTTATTACTTTAGTGGAAAATCAAAGTACAGTTATTTCAGTTACTAATACAGATACTACTGTATTGCAAGCAGCCCCTGCTATAATAGCTTTAGGTCAAACTTTAATTTTATCTAATGATATTCCATTAGAGCTTGCAGAAACAGGTTCTGCTGGTATATCTAATACGGTTTCAAGATCTGATCATGTGCATCCATCAACTGGTATGCTTTTAAATGGAGGTAATTTTTAAATGTCTAATACAATCAGAATTAAAAGAAGAGCTACCGGCTTAGCTGGTGCTCCATCAACACTCAAGAATGCAGAGCTTGCATTTAATGAGGTTGATAATGTTTTATATTACGGTAGCGGTGCCGATGTAAATGGTGACGCTAATACTGTAATCTCAATTGGCGGTACTGGTGCTTTTGTGGGTCTAGCTGGGACTCAGACTATAACTGGTGCAAAAACATTCTCTGGTACTGTTGCCCTAGGATCAAGCGCCACAGCCACGACTAAAAGCGCCGGGGATAATTCGACATCTGTTGCAACAACTGCATATGTTGATAATGCCGTAACAGGTTTAAGCTCGTCTCTTGTTGTTGCTGGCGATACTGCCAATACAACAGTTGTTGTTGGAACAGACACTTTAACGATCTCTGGCGGCACAGGTTTGAGTTCTGCTGCAACTACTGACACTATCACTATCAATCTAGATAACACAGCAGTCTCTGCTGGATCTTATGGTAACGCAGTTAGCGTTGGAACATTTACTGTTGATGCTCAGGGTCGTCTTACATCTGCAAGCAATACTGCTATCGCCATTCCTTCGACAGCGGTTACTGATTTCACAGAGGCCTCTCAAGACGTTACTGGTGCTCAGATTGTTACTAATGGTAGCCATACAGGTATTAGCGCAACTTATGATGATGGGACTGATGGCGGCATCAATCTGTCTCTTACAGACACAACTGTTACTGCTGCCTCTTATGGTACTGCTTCGTCTGTGGCTAGCTTCACAGTGGACGCTAAAGGTCGTCTGACTGCAGCTTCAAACACCACAATTTCTATCACGTCTTCTCAGGTGAGTGATCTGTCTACCAGCGCTGTTACGTCTATCGTTGGGACTACTAATGAAGTAACGGTAAACACATCTACTGGATCTGTTCAAATTGGTTTGCCTGACAGCGTTACAATTAGCAATAACTTAACAGTAAGTGGTGATTTGACGGTAAATGGTACTACCACAACTATAAACTCTACAACTATATCTGTTGATGATAAAAATATAGAACTTGGTTCTGTTGCTTCACCAACAGACACTACTGCAAATGGTGGCGGTATCACTTTGAAAGGCGCAACTGATAAAACTCTTAACTGGGTCAGCTCAACTGGAGCTTGGACATCTTCTGAGCATTTCAATATTGCAACTGGTAAAGAGTATCATATTAATGGCGCTTCTGTTCTTAACGCTACAACTCTTGGATCTTCTGTTGTTGCTTCATCACTAACTAGTGTCGGAACAATTGGAACCGGTATATGGCAGGGCACCGCTGTTGCTGTAGCTTATGGTGGTACTGGTGCTACGGACGCTGCAACAGCTAGAACCAACCTTGGTCTTGCTATTGGCACAAATGTTCAGGCTTACGATGCTGAGCTTGCAGCTATTGCTGGACTATCTTCGGCTGCAGACCGTTTGCCATATTTCACGGGGTCTGGCACGGCCGCTCTTGCAACTTTCACAAGCTTCGGTAGATCACTTGTTGATGACACAAGTGCTTCAACAGCAAGAACAACTTTGGGTCTTGGAACAATTGCAACTCAAAACTCTAACAATGTGACCATTACTGGTGGTAGCATTGATGGTATCACCTTTGACGGTGGAACTTTCTGATAGGAGTTTTTAGTGGCTAACACTATAAAAATTAAAAGCTCTGGGGTGACATCTAATACACCAGGGGCTTTGGAGCATGGGGAGCTTGCCATCAATTATGCTGATGGCAAGCTCTACTATAAAAATAGTAGCAATACTATTGTTGAGTTTGGCGGAGGCGGTGGTGTAACAGACCACGGCGCCTTGACTGGTCTCGCAGACGATGATCATACACAATACCTGTTGGCTGATGGGACTAGAACCGCTACGTCTCTTACTGTTTCTGGTAATCTCACAGTAGATACTAATATGTTGTTTGTTGATTCCACAAACAACGAAGTAGGAATTGGAACCATATCGCCTACCACAAAGTTAGATATTCTCGGGCTGACTACTGAAGATCCTATTCTTTCTGTTCGTCATAACGGCGGCTCTGCTGGTCATGCCGGTATAGCCATGACGAGCACGGGATCGGGGGGCAGGACATGGACCCTCATTTCTGCCGATGCTGGGTATACACATGGTGATGGCTTCCATGTTCTAAACAGCACCTCTGGTCACATGGTGAGCATAAAGGCTCTTGGAACCAATCTAGGTTCAATTGGTATCGGCACAACTTCGCCTTCAGCCGCCCTTGATGTCGTAGGTGACGCTGAGATCAATGGGAGTATGACTGTAACTGGCAACATCGTTTATACCCAAACGATGGACACGAAAACCGCTTCCTATACGGTCGTGTCGTCAGATGTTGGCAAGCTCCTGTACATGAACAACGGTGCCAGCAACCACACGGTTACCGTGGACTCATCGACTGGGTTCTCAGTCGGCCAGAGGGTGGATATCCTCCGAACAGGTACTGGATCGGTGACTGTCGTGCAAGGGTCTGGGGCAACGGTCTATTACACCCCGGCGCTCACTCTTCGGGCGCAGAACTCTGCTGCGACTCTCGTTTGCACAGGCTCAAATCAGTACCATCTGATAGGAGACTTGGGCTGATGTTGAGCAACCTTGGGATCATTGCGTCGGCTGTCGTACCCATCCCCGATCTTGTTGTCAACTATGTCGTGGTTGCAGGCGGTGGCGGTGGAGGCGGTGGTCGTGCCTCGTTCGGTGGCTCCGGTGGCGGTGCAGGAGGTTACCGCTCAACCGTTGGTACTTCGGGCGGTGGTGCTTCTGCTGAGAGTACCCTTACCTTGGCTACAGGGACTGCGTACAGCGTAACCATCGGCGCTGGCGGTGCTGGCGGTGGAGGAAATGCAAACGGTTCTGCGGGTTCGGGCACTACATTCCATACGATCACTTCGACTGGTGGTGGTCGCGGTGTTAGACCGAACGCAAACGAAGTACCTGGCGATGGCGGTTCTGGTGGCGGTGCTGGCGCTAACGACACGACCAGTCCTGGGTCTGGGACAACCGGGCAAGGTTATGCTGGCGGTACGACGTACAGCACTAGCCAGTCTGCCGCTGGTGGTGGTGGCGCTGGCGGTGTTGGCGGTCCTGCTGGTGGGTCCGGTGACAATGGTGGTGACGGAGGTCTTGAAAAGACAATCGGATGGCCTGCCACTTCCATCTACTGGCTTGCTCATGGCGGCGGCGGTGCCTCGGACGACACAGTCACCGTCGGTTCGGGAGGCGACGGTGGTAACTCTGGTGGAACCGGCGGTGTTGACGGCGTAGGTGGCGGTCCTGGCGAGGCTAACGGCGGTGGTGGCGGTGGTGGTGGAGGGGCAGACCAAGCCGCAGGTGGTAGTGGAGGTAGCGGAGTGGTTTTCTTGTCCTTCCCAGAAGAGTACGATATTTCAACCTCTGGCTTGACCGTTAGCGTCAACACAACATATTTGGGCAACAGGTATGTCAGGATCACAGCCGGTACTGGCACTATTACTTGGGCGGTGGCGTAATGGCGCACTACGCATTCTTGGATGAGAACAATGTTGTCGTAGAAGTCATCGTTGGCCTTGATGAGGGCGAAACGGACTGGGAAGAGTTCTACGGAAACTTCAGGGGTGTCCCTTGTAAGCGAACCTCGTACAACACGCGAGGCGGCGTTCACCTTTCCGGGGGCACACCGTTTCGAAAAAACTACGCTGGGATCGGTTTCACATATGACCAGACACGGGATGCGTTCATCCCGCCTCAGCCGTACCCGTCTTGGCTCTTGAACGAGGAAACTTGTCTTTGGGAATCTCCTGTGCTTGCACCAAATGACGGTTTAGATTATGATTGGGATGAATCCACTTTACAATGGATAGAAATATAGTTTATAATATTTAAAGGATTGAAATGACAGAAACACTTTACCCGACAAGATATGGAACAAGATTGGTTACTATTGATCAACTTTTTGCTGAGCATCATGTTGATAAAATGCATCCAGAGTTTGCGAGAAGACTTCGCTCTTGGCTAATTGGCCAGGGTGGATTAGTCGGCATTGGCGGTAGCTGGAGGGCAATCGGTGATCAGCCGGATAAACCAGGTTTTGCCCCTGAGGGGAAAAGTTTTCATCAATTTCAACAGTTTCCATCAGGTCAATTTTTTTGTGCTGTTGATTTGGTGTGTAGAAATGGTTCCGCGGTTCATCGTGCTCCTAAATGGAGTGAGGTTCCAGTTCAGGGTTCTGATATATCTTTGTACTGGGGTGTTCATGCAAATGTGTCTACGGAAAGTTGGCACATGCAGCCAATCGAAGTTGACGGTTGGCAAAGTTGGGTAAATCGTGGCAGGCCCGATTTGGAATATAATTATGGGGTCTATTCAAAGGAGTTAACTATGAAAGTTGCTAATAATCCAAACAGAGTGTATGACACTCGAAAAGGGGGTAACCCATTTAAAGCAAAAGAGACTCGCGCTATCTATGTTCAGTCAGGGGTTTCTGCTGTTTTTGTAAACGTGACCGCTGTTGGTCCAAAGGGCACTGGGTTTATAACTGTGTGGGATGGTGGCGATAAGCCCGACGTTTCTCATCTAAATTATAGATATGGTGTTGATATTTGTAATGGCGTTTGGGTTCCAGTTGATCAGTCTGGTAAGCTTTTTATTTATTCACATAACGAGTGCCATTTACTAGTCGACCTTTTAGCTATTGCTAATTGATGCCTTTATTATTATTTATGATATTATTAAGTTATGGAAAATTTAAACTTTTCATTCCCAATTGATCTTGTAAAAAAAGAGCAGCGTATTGTTGTTGGAATCGCTACTGCAGATAATGTCGATAAAGCTGGCGATCTTATTGAATTTCAAGCGTCAATGGAGGCTTTTAAAAATTGGGCTGGGAATATTCGTGAGATGCATTCTCCTATAGCGGTTGGAAAAGCTATAGATTATAAGCCAGTTATTATAACAGATGTTGGTGGTAATAAATACAACGCTATTCAAGTAGAGGCTTATATATCAAAAGGCGCACAGGACACTTGGGAAAAAGTTCTTGATGGGACCTTGAGATCTTTTTCTGTTGGTGGAAAAATTCTAGAAAAACAGCTTGATACTAAAAAAATGTTTAGAGGAAAACCTGTTAATGTAATTAAAAAATATGAACTTGGTGAGCTAAGCTTAGTTGACAATCCAGCAAATCCTACTGCTGTTATTGATGTTGTTAAGTTTGATAATTCAAGTAATCTTGATTATATTCTTAAGATTGATTGTGAAGATATAAACTTAACTATTCCTGAATCTGTTAAAAGAATGGCTCAGGTAGGTCTTAATCAAAGAAAAGAGCACGGCCGTGGTGGTACAAGTGTTGGGCTATCGTCGGCTAGAAGATTGGCCTCTGGGGGCACGGTTTCTCCTGAGTTTGTAAGAAAAGTAGCAAGATATTTCCCAAGACATGCTGTCGATCTTAGAGCTGAAGGTGCTGATCCGGGTGATGATGGTTATCCGTCTAATGGAAGGATTGCTTGGAATCTTTGGGGTGGCACGCCTGGTTGGGTTTGGGCTAGATCAAAAGTTCGCCAACTTGACAACTGTACAAAAAAGATGAATTTTTCTAATTTTGAAAAAGAAAATAACTGTTCATGTGGATGTGGCGGTTGTGATGGTGATATTATTAAGGAGTTCAATATGAGTGATATTAATAAAGATATCAAAGAATCAGATTCGATACTAAGAGATCTTTTGTTAGAAATGAGTGATAACGAATTGTCTATGATTGAAGATAGTCATGAAGTCGAATTGTTGCTTAATGATGAAAATTATGATAAGGTATCAGACATGAATGTTACAGCTGAGCAAAAGTTGTCTCTAGTAAAAAGATTTATTAACTGGTTATCAGTTGATGAACAGATGGGCATTGAAAAGTCTGTCGAAATTGAAGAAGCTTCAACTGAATCCGAAGTTGAAGCGGATAACAATCAAATGGAGGATCAAATGGATTTAGAAATTCTAAAAGATGCTCTTGGTTCAGTCATTGATCAGAAGCTGACTGATTTCGCCGCTTCTCTTAAGGAAGAAGTTGAAACATCAGTCGACGCAAAGATTGAGGAAGTAGCCAAGAGTGCTGACAATCAGCTTCATGACCTTGAAGCTAAGTTAGCAGCTGCAGAGCAAGCTCTTGCAGAGCAAACAGCTAAAGTTGATGCGTATGCGTCAGCTGGAGCAATTAAGAAAAGTGTAGATCCAGAAGATGGTGACGGTGATGAGGATGAGTTGGTTAAGTCCGCACCTAAGCCATTCTGGAATAATGTTTATCTGCCATCAGAGCTTATCAATGCTCTTGGCTATGAGTCGTGATTAGGAGGATTTATTAAAATGGCAACTCAAGAAGAAATTTTAGCAAAGGCTAATGAGGTAACCACTTCCGTTGTAGGTGGTGCTTCTGGTGGCCTTCTTAACGCTGAACAGTCTAATCGCTTCCTTGATTTCGTGGTCGATCAGTCTGTTCTTATGCAAAATAGCCGCGTCGTTCGGATGCGGACACCTACTATGGACATCGATAAGATGTCAGTTGGAACTAGAATCATGCGGAAGGCAACTGAAGCTACTGATGATGGCACCAACGCAGCGGTAACCTTTTCAAAGGTTTCGCTCACCAGCGTCAAACTTCGTCTTGACTGGGAAGTCTCAACCGAGTCTCTAGAGGACAACATTGAGGGTTCTTCGCTTGAGGATCATCTCGCTCAAGTCATGGCTCGCCAGACTGCGAACGATCTTGACGATCTTCTCATCAACGGCAACACTTCGTCTTCGAATACCTTGCTTAAGGCTCTTGACGGTTTTGTTAAGCTAGCTCTTGCTAGCGGCACCACGGTTGATGAGGGTGGCGACAACGTTTCTCGTTCGGTATTCGATCGGGTTCTGCGTAATCTCCCCAACAAGTATCTTCAGCGTCGTAATGAGCTTCGGTTCTTTACTGGCCCAGGCATTGTTCAGGATGCAATCTACTCACTACAGAATCCTAACTCTGCAACAGAGGCTACCGCTGGTGCTCCAAGCCCAGGTTCAACCACTGGCGACATGGCTTTCTTGAACGGGGCTATGCGTGCAAATGGCGGTGTTGGTTCGACTGGCCTTGCTCCATTCGGTATCGGGCTTATTGAAGTTCCTCTAATGCCAGAGGCTGTTTCTGGAGACTACTCTGGCGCTGCCGGTTCACATGGTTATGTTGAATTGACTTTCCCCAATAACCGAGTTGTTGGTCTTCACCGGGACATCACGGTATACCGCGAGTTCCAGCCTAAGACTGACACTATTGAGTACACTCAGTATATGCGTGTTGCTTGCAACATTGAGAATGCTGATAGCTACGTAATCGCTAAGAACGTCAAGCTTCGTAGCTGATAAAAGCCTTAGGGCCGTTATAGTTATAGTCCTACAGAGAGGGGCGGTGAGTAAAATCACCGCCTTTTTCTGTTCTTATAACTTCAATTATGATAATATTATTGTATGAGTAATAATGTAATTAAATCGACTGATGTGAATGTTTCATCGACATCTGAGAGTGATGATGATGCGGGTTTAGATGATGGTGCTGTTGGTGGGCAAGATTCTGAAACACCTCCTGCTAAAAAAGTTGCAGCTAAAAGGTCAGCTCCTAAGAAGCAATCTCCTAATCAAAAAAAGATAGATACAAAGTTTATCTACTTTGATAGCGGGTCAGCTTATGTGACCAAGGGTGGTTTTAGATTTTCTCCGGAGAATAGAATTTATGAACTTCCTATTGATGAGGCCGATCATCTTCTAAATTTTGATAATTTTAGAATTCCTAATCAGATTGAGATGGAGCAATATTATAAGGAGAACACCTGATGGCCGGTAATTTAAGTAATTATCTTGAGAATAAGATCCTTGATCATTTTCTTGGCACGACTTCTTACACGATGCCTTCAACTGTATATCTTGCACTCTATACAGTCGCCCCGACAGATGCTGGTGGTGGCACAGAGGTGACTGGTGGGTCTTATGCAAGAAAACCTATCACCTTTTTATCTTCTAGCGGTGGAACTACTTCGAACGACTCCAATGTTGATTTTACAGGTATGCCAGCCTGTACTGTTGTGGCTGTTGGTGTTTTTGACGCTTTGACTTCTGGCAATCTACTTGTTTATGGAGATTTAGCTGTAAATAAAACTTTAGATGCTGGAGATATTTTTAGAGCGCAGACCGGCGATATTATTGTGTCAATTGACTAAGGATGCTTATGGAAAGAAGAGAGTTTAGTGGCGCTGTTGAGGAAACTTCTTTAACTGCCGGGATTTCAGATTCAGATACATCTATAACTGTTGCTGATGGTTCATCTTATCCAACAGGGGATAGTAACAATTTTGTTATTGTTATTAACAAGGGATTTTCTAGTGAAGAAAAAGTTCTTTGCTCAGACAGGTCGGGAAATACAATAACAGCTGTGCAACGAGGTTACGATGGCACATCAGCCAGCGCCCATACTTCGGGCGAAAAAATAGATCATGTTTTAGACGCAATAGCTGTGCAGAGCATGAATAATACAACTTTTAATAATTCCATACTTTTATGGAGTGGGATCGGGGGATAATTTATGGCTAATATTGTACCAAAACTTCTATATATAGGTAATGATACAGCTTCTAATGTATATACGGCTTCTTCAAATGTCGGATCTTATGCTATTTTGCGGACTATTAACGTTTGCAATACTTCAGGTACAGATAAAACTTTTTCATTACATATAGTTCCGGCATCAGGATCTGCTGGTGCTAATAACAAGGTGATGAGCAACATATCTGTGCCAGCTAATGATGTAATAGTTTCTGACACAATTTTTGTTTTAAATGCTGGTGGCTCAGTGTATTTTGATCCAGTAGATTCAAACTTGACACTGACTGTTAGCGGTGTGGAGTATGTTGCATGATAAAAAATCTTTCTGGAAGATATAAAAATATTGAGGTTTTGAACAACATTCTTGTTGGGGGGACTGTCGATGGTAGAGATCTCTCTACTGATGGAAGTAAGCTTGATGGTGTTGAAGCTAATGCTGATGTTACAGATACTACAAATGTCACATCTGCTGGTGCTTTGATGGATTCTGAGGTTGATAGTGATATTAAAACATTGTCACTTCCAAGCTCAACAACAATAAGCACATATGCAAAAACATTGCTAGATGATACTTCTTCTTCAGAAGCTAGAACAACGCTTGGTATAAGTTCTCTTTCACAGATTGCTTTATGTGATCCACCATCAAGAATTGTTACTGCAAATGCTATAGCAGCAGGGGCTTTTGAAACAGTCACCTGTGCGACATCTGTTGGTGGGATTTCTGTAAGTGGAGCTGATGGTATAATGTTGGCTGTTACATTTATTCCCGGTGCAAGTGGTGGATTTGCTGCAATAGTTCCAACTTCGGTCACCACAACACCATCTGTTTCTTCTGTAAATTATGAAGGTAGTGGTAATGCTATTACAGCTTTTTCGATTGTGAAGCTGAATAGTTCAAGACAATTTAAAATTTATTCATCACAAGCTGGTCAATATATCATTGATGCTTTTGGTTTTATATTTGATATATAAAATATTTAAGGAGATTTTATGAGAACTAAATCGTGCAGTTGTGGGTGCGAATGCGGTGAACATTGTGATTGCGGATGCGATGAATGCACATGTTGAGGTGTAAAAAATGGATGATGTAAAGATAAATACTTCTAAAACTTTAAGCTTAACTCTACCGTCTGATGCAGATTCAAATGCAGTTACCGTGAGCTTAATTCATGAGTTTGGAGATACAGTGCAGAGCAATATCTCTGCAACCAGGGTTTCTGATGGTGTCTATTCTGTTACTTTCGGACAGAGCAGTTCTGGTATTTATTCTTTGAACTCATCTGGAATTCATAGGATAGACTTTAATTATTCTATATCTGGAACATCTTATACTCAATCTAAATATATCAATGTTTATACACCATATATAGTCTGGGAAGATTTTGCATCGTCTCATCCAGAACTTGTTACTCTTGCAGGTGTGTTTGATTCAGCTGAAAAAAGAGCTAGAAGTATAATAAATACTTTTTGCGGGCAAACATTTGAATTTTATCCGGATAAATCAATCACTATTGACGGGACTGATAGTAAAAATTTACATCTTCCACTACCAATATCTACTTTAAGAAAAGTAACTATTGATTATGGTGACAATGTTGCACAAGTCATCCATGATTTTGAAGATGAAACATTAAACAATATAGAGAAAGTTAGACAAAATTTTAATTTTGAGTCATCTTATTTTATAAGATATAAGTCTGGAGTTTCTGAGACAAGCTCCAATAGAGTTAGAACTCAAACATTTAAAAGCGTTTCCGACTATAGAATTGAAGGTGATTTTGGATGGCGTTTTGTGCCATTGAATATAAAGCAGGCGGCTGAGCTTATTATTCTTGATATCCTTAATGACGACTCTGAGTACAGAAGACACGCCTTAACGTCCGTTGATATGGATACTATGAGATTCACTATGGCTGGTAATTTCTATGAGTCTACTGGCAATATCGAAGCCGATATATTGTTAATGGACTACACTCTTTTTGTGATGGATTATATAACGTAATGGCATATAAAACATATTTTAGATATCATCAAGTTTTAGATTTGTATAAAAATATTTCATCAACAAACAATGCTGGACAAAAATATAACAACTGGTCTGTCTATAAAGAAAAAATCCCATGCGTTCTCCAGCCAGTTTCGTCTGAGAGACGAGTTACGCCTTATATTGCAAATATTGATGAGTACGAAGTGTTAGTTCCTCATTCATATGCTAGCTATTTCTCTTATGGCTATAGAATTGATGGCATTAAAGATAGATATAATACAGCTATAGTGACCGGTCCATTTGAGATTGTTGAAATAAATAGAAGGACTGGGTGGAATGGCAAACTTAGCCATATCCTGGTCAGGATTCGTCTTGTTGTAGAGGCTAGCTGATATGGTTGCAAGGTCTAGAAGACATTTTCAAATTGAATTTGATGAGAATTCAATTTCTCGTCTTAACAATTTAGCGAACGCCATGGCTCTTTATCCTAATCGTATTGATAAAGCTATTCATGATGCAGCAAAAAAAACTGAAAAAGATACCAAAGACAAACTTAGAACTAATTATAGAAACACTAAGCTTGCAAGAGAAGACGTTGTGCCTGTGAAAGTTTATATAAATGGTAACAATATAAAAATAAAAGCTAGCGTACTTTGGGCAGAACCAAATCCAAATGCAGTGACTCAAAACGATACGACTAGGGCAAGATTTCATGCAAATATAATGTTGAGAGGTCGAAGGAGATATACTGCAAAAAGATCTAAATTAGATGATCCATACAATCTAGTTAAGTGGAGCAGTGGGGCGATAGAGTATGCTTACGGTTTTACAGTACCAGCTAAGTCACCAAATTATCAATTTAGAAAGTTTATAACAGGTGGTATGATAAGCAAAATGTTTAAAAAAAATTTGACGAAGGCTCTTGCAAACCAGGGGATTGGTGGCAGGGGTGGTACTTCAAGAGTCACCCGTGGAGATAACCCAGTATGACTATAAATACATTGGCAGTATATGATATAAACTCTTTCTTAAAGGCGGACTCTTCTTTATCGTCTATCTCAGGTAAAAGTTTAGGATTTTTCCCAATAGTTGCGCCAGACTCAGAGCTTGGTCCTTTTGTTATTTACTATATCAACCATAACATTCCGAGTGTTGAGGCTTGGTGGAATCGTTACGATGCTGTCAATTATGTCATTTACGATACAGATATAGATAGGATGCTCAGAATAGGTGAGAGAATGATAGATCTTTTATCTAAAGGTGATGAAATTTCAACGTCTTCTGGAAAAGAGGGCACTGATACAAGAATTTTTTCTACTTATTTTAACGGAAGCTCTGTTAGTGAATCTATAGAGCGTGACGGTTGGTTTAATATGAATTTAGAGTTTATTCTGTATTATGTTCCTAAATAGTATGGTATTATAAATGGATATGAAGTATACTACTATTACATATGTAGGTCGGTCTGGCAAGGGGTTCTTTGCTAGAGTAGGTAAAAATGTTTACGAATTTGAATGGCAGAAAGGTGTGGCTATTGGAAATCGTGAAGGTGAAATACCGCCAGACCATGTAAAAAAAATCGCTAAATGGCGCGATAAGCGGGGCAAAAGAATTTTTGTCCTTGAATAGGAGGATTTAAAATGCCAGGTGCAAGTTCAGTTAATACTGCAAATATTGTTGTTGGTGAAGCGGAAGTCAAGATTGGCTCTTCTAACACCAGCATGACAAACAGTGATTTCGATAGCCTTACCTCAGTAGGTGGTACTCAGGAAGGTGTGGAAATCTCTTGGGAGCCAGATATGGTCGATATTGAAGTCGATCAGTATGGCGATGCTGCTAAAGTAATTCAGTCAAAAGTTAAGGTCATGTTGAAGACCACTATGGCAGAGGCTACTCTCAACAACCTCGCCGTTGCTTGGTCGTATGATAATGCTGATGACGGCGCAGATGTTCTGGTAAACAACGATGGCGCAAACACCAAAACTTTCATGTTTGGTGTTCAAAATGTTTATCCATACGAGAAAGCGATCCAGATTGTTGGAAATGCCCCAGGTTCAAACGCTTCAACTACCAGAACTCGTAAGTTCAACACGAAGAGAGCGATCTCTTTTGAGTCTTCAACGATCTCAATGAAGCGCGCAGAGGCCACCACCTTCGCTGTTTCTTTCAGAATTCTTCCAGTATCCGCCGATACTGGTTATGAATACGGTAAAATTATTGATCAGACTGCGTGATAAAAGTTAATAAAAAAAGAGCAATACCCTTCAACTATGGTATAATCTACAGTTGGAGGGTATTCCTCTTTTATCTATAGGGAGAAAAATGTCACAAAATAAAGATTTACATAGTGGTACTGAAATCGTGTTTGCCGATGGGAAGAAACGTACCATCAAGCCTCTTACAATCCGTCAACTTCGTAAGTTTATGAAAGTAGCATCTCAGTTAAATACTGAGTCTGAAATGAGCGACGAAGATATTGACAAAATGATTGAAGCTGCCGGGATTGCTTTGGCAAAGGTTGACCCAGATCTTGCTGAAGACCCAGATGCTTTAGAAGATATTTTGGATCTTCGGTGTTTTGGTGAATTGATGAACGCAGCTATGGGCGGCGACCCTTCCTGAACCCGGAGGGGGGCGTTGAAGATTCTCAAGGCGGTTTGACTTGGGATGAGATCCCTCTCCTTAAATATGAATCAGAATTGCTCGTCAAGTGCGGGGCTTGGAAATCAATTTACGATATTGAAGATAGCCTAACACTTGATGAGCTTTTCTTGCTATATAGAGCTTCAAATGCCGAATTCGGCATGAATGTTAAAGCCCTTGCGTCCGTTCAGGGAGCAGAAGTTGATTGGGAAGAGGATTGGTATGATCCAGAACCACCTCGGCCTCCTGAACTTATAGAGAAAGATGATATGAGATTTATACCTATTGGTTTAGGTTATGAGTCTAATTGATTATTGCTTTATTCTCTTTAGAGTGAGATAATTGTATGGTGGTGAGTGATGGCTAGTAGAGAAGATTTTGTTCTTCAGGTATCTGTTGACGGCAAAGAACAGATTGACCAGCTTTCTGGCTCTTTGAGATCAGTTCTTACTGCGGGTAAAAATCTTACCAGGCAAACAAAAGAGATGGATGCTAAGCAGCGCGCTCTTAGCAAAGCGATAGGTCTTACATCTAAAGGCAATCAAGAGTATGCTAGAAGTCTAAAAGAGGCTATAGGTAACCATAAAGTCATTTCTGGTGAGATGAAAAAGCTTGCTGCAGAAGCTGGCAAGCTCAATCATGCGGCCAAAAATCTTAATGGAGAATTTAGTCCAAGACAGGTTAGGCAGTTAAAGACTTACTCTAAAGGTCTTAAAGAAATGGAGCGTAACCTTAAACAGGTTAGGCCGAGAGCTTTAGTTAATGATTTAAAGTCCCTTTCCGTTCAAATTAAAAAAGCTGGTAAGGATGCCCAGTTCGTAGGTCGAAGCCTTATCATAGGTTTAACAATGCCAATTATTGGGTTTGCTAATAGAGGCATCGCAGCCCTTGTTGCTTATGATAGAGAGTTTGTTCGTCTAAATAAAATTTTAGGCGATTCAGTAAAAACAATGTCTAACCTAGAAGACCAGTTATTTGCTATGAGCAATAAGTTTGGTGTCTCAAGGGATTTGATAACAGGCGTCACCGCTGACTTTGCCGAACTAGGTGTTACTGGCGACGAAGTTTTGATGAGGTTGACAGAACTTACCAATGAGGTAGCCATTCTGGGTACGATGGATATCTCAGATTCTCAAGATCTCATTCAAACAATGTTTTTAGGAACAATTAGAACTTTAGAGACAATGTCTAATGCTTCCATCCAATCAATGAATGCGATGGAGAAGCAAGAGTTGGCGATAAAGTCTCTGACTAATCAAATGTATGTCTTCAACGCTGTTGAAAACAACACGGCTCTCTCATTCAGAGATATGGCCGAGTCTTTGCCAGAAGTCACAGCTGCAGTTGTGCCATTTGGTATTTCTTTAACTCAAGCTGCGGCTTTCTTAGCCCCAATGAAAGCTGGTGGCATTGATGTGTCAGTTGCAGCCAATGGTTTAAAAGTTTCTCTACAGAGGTTAATCACCCCAACCGGCCTGCTAACTAAAGAGATGGACAGGCTGACATCAATGTATTCCGAATCCTCAGAGGTTCTTCGTGATGCTTTTGATAGAACTACTGGGATCGGGATGTCTTCGATTCAAGGTTTGATTGATGCAACAATGGAGCTTAGAGATGTAGCTGATGATGAAACTGTTTTAAGGTTTTACTCTTTACTGTTCCAGAAAAGACAGTCTACTAGAATGTTAACTGCAATGGATAGCTTGGTTGCTTTCCAGAGGGAAATGAACACAGGCCCGTTCGCTCAATATACAGCTCAGCTTAACAATATTGTTGCGAATATGAACAGCATTCATGATTCAGCAATACCAGCTATTAAAGATATTGAAACATTTACTCTCGTAACAAGTATTGCAAACTCTATGGCTGGTGAGACTGTTCAAGGCTTTGTTGGTCCGTTAGCTGAAAAAGACATTCAGGCTGCAAGGCAGGCTAGGGAAGAGTTTAGGGAATACATTAAAGATATAGAGACAACTTCTGCTGATGGTGTTCAGATTGTAGATACGATTACATCACAAGCAGGCAAAACTTTGTTTGTGGAGCTTCTTGGCGCATCGAATGCTGCGGAACTAGCTCAGAAAGAGCTTAATATTGCTTTAAATTCTACATCAAAATCGATGGACCGAATAAAAATAGGTCTGAAAAATATGGCTGTGGAACTTTTATCTGTTCTGGAAGGACCAATAAAAGCTGCCGGTAATTTTACTGTTAGAGTCGCTGAAGCTTTTAGAGGAATGCCGGAAATTCTTAAAATAGCTATTGTTTCGTTTTTTGGCCTCGCCACGGCGATCGGCCCGGCTGTTTTTATTGGAGGCCAGCTAAAGCTGGCTTTTGGGGTTTTGACTGGAGCGTTTCTTCGTTTTATACCAGCAATGTCTACGGTTACTGCTGAATCGATTATTGCAGCGCCAGCTATGTTGAGACTTAAAAGAAGTGTTCAGCTGACTGGCGATGGCTTCAGCACTTCTGCTGGTCGTTTCTCAATGTTTGTAGCTAGTTTGGCTAGTGGCGAAGGAAGAATAGCATCAGTGGCTAACAGGCTTGGTTTGATGACTGGAATTCTGAAGAAGCAAACCACTGCCGGTCTTGGTGTTGAGGCCGCTATATCTTCACAAACAGCAATGGGTGGCCGCTCAATGAAGCAACTTGTTGATGACGCATTTAGCGAATCAATGGCTACAATGACAACTGCTGCATCCACAGCTGCCTCCACTACAACGACTGCAGCAACAACTGCAGGGACTACAGCAACGACTGCAGCCTCAACCGCTGCAGGCACAACCACTTCAGGAGCAACTACTGCTGCCAGTATAACAACTAATGCTGCAACGAATGCTTCTGCGACAATGGTTGCTGGTGCAACACAATCTGCTGCTATTTTATCTGCGGCAACAGGCAAGCCGTTGAGCGGTGCGTCTAAAACAGCCTCTGGTGCTCTAACTGGATTTGCAGCCATTGGTGCAGCGCCAACAGCGTCGCAGACAGCCGCGGCTCTTGCTGCATCGACAGGTAAGCCATTAACAGGTTTAGCTAAAACTGGATCAGGAGCTATCTCAGGGTTCGCTGCGATGGGAGCGGCACCACTTTCAGGCTCTATTCCAAAATCTGCCAGTAAACCTCAGCTTAGCTCCACTGTTAAGGCTGGCCTTTTCAATAAGGCTCAAGAAAGAGCTTTAAACAATTTGCGTCAAGGGTTAACTATTGACGCGTATAATGATCTTCAATTAGCACATATTAAAGGTCAAGAAAAAGTTGTAAAAATAGTTGATAGAGGCGGACAAAAAATAAGACAAGTCCAGAAAGATATAGATGTCCAAGATTTTAAAAATTTTGATACAAGTGTCAAGAGACGCTATAACGGTCTAGTTAATGCAGAAGTTCGCAGGCTAGACCTTATCGCTCAGCAGCAAGCTGCAGCGAAAGCTCAACAGCTTGCTGCTAGCAACGCCGCAGGTAAAGCCGCAGCGGCTCAGCAAGCTGCGAATGCCAAAACATTAGCAACTCAACAAGCAGCTCAGCAGTCAGCTCAAGCTAAGCAAAATTATAAAGCTCAGCAGTCTCTTGCTAGAAAGCGACTGTACGGAATTGATGCAGCAAAACAAAGAAGAGACGCCATTAACGCAAGGCAGACTCAAAGGCAAGCAGGAATCGATGCGGCGAAGCAGAGAAGGGATATGATTGCCAATGACAGAGCGATCAGAAGACAAGCTGGGCTTGATGCCGCCAGGCGTAGAAGGGATTTTTTCCAGTCACCAGCCCAGCAGGCTAGGCGTGCAAATATTGAAGTGGCGAAAGATAGGCTTGAACGCTCCACCAGAAGACAATATGGTATAGATTTCGCAAAAAATCGACGTGATCAATTGGCGGCTGAACGAGCTGCTGCAAGAAGGCCTATGGCTAGAGCTAAAAAGTTTATCAAATTAGATTATGTCGATGATGCAGCAAAAGGATCACTTAATAGAGTATCAAGAATTTTTAATAAGCTACCTAATGTTATTAAAGGGCCATTTGGAAAAGTTGGTCGTATATTCTCAACTTTGTTTAACTTTGGTCCTTTAAAATCAGGTTTAAATTTTATAGTTAAAGGGTTTAAAGCCTTCGCTTTCCCAGCTTTAAAAATATTAGATGTTATTTTAAAATTAAATAAATCTTTTAAAATTTTTAAAATATTGATAGGTGGTTTAGGTCTTGGTTTAATAGCTGGAGCCGTAGCCTTACTTCTTCCATATATAAAAGCAGTTGTTGACTATTTTGAAGTTTTTAAAGTAAAAACTTCTGGAGCAGTCAAGGCTTTAAAGCAAGCTTTCGATAACGTCAAAGCTGCTGTTATGGCTATAATTTCTCCATTCCAAGATTTTATATCATCACTTATGGGTGGTGGAAGCAATGGTTATCAGAAAATGAGCGCCATTGCTGATATTGTGAATAAAGTATCAGATTTTATTCTTAAAGCATCTGAAGCTGTTAGAAGTTTTGTGGAAGATTATGTTGAGCCTTTTATAAGAAAAGCTCTCGGCGCACTTCAAGAGTTCATAGGTGGTTTTGTGGATATTATTAAAGCAGCCATCAATATGAAAAATGGTGTAGAGGGTTCTGGCGAGGCGATGAAAGAGGGCTTAAACAGGGTATTTAACGGAATAGTCCAATTTGTTTTGGGTACTGTAGTCCCAGCTATTGTCAGCGCCTTCTTCGCTTTAGCAAAAGGTGTTCTTAAAATTTTTATTGCAATAGTTCAAAGGTCCCCTTCGATTCTTGGAATGCTCGTAAAGATATTTTTGAAAGTTGTAAATATTGGTCTTGATTTATTTAAAGCTTTTGTCATGGGCGTTTTTCATCTTTGGGCTAATTTGCCAAAGTATGCTGCAATGGCTTTTAATAAAGTTTTAAATGTAATTGTTGATTTTGCAAATTTAGCTATTGATATAATAGCCACTATTGCAAGAAATGTAATTAATCTTGGTGGTCTTCTTAGTAACATACCAGGGTTTGATGGTCTTGTAAATACAGTTTTCAACTTTGTTGAAGAAAAAGTTGGTGGTGCCACTGTTGCAGTCGAAAACTTTGGTCAATCTGTTGAAGACGCTGGGGCCAGTTTAACAGACAATCTTGTAGGTATGCTTGGAGGTGTTGACCGTGCTCTGTCATCAGTTATCAACGGTGTTCAGAGTGGGCTTGATGGAGTCGGTAACGCTGCTGCTAATGCCGGATCATGGCTCAGCGATTTTATTGATGCACCTCTTGCATCTCTTGAAGATGGTCTAGATGGAATTCTTGATTCTTTAAAAAATACAATAAATGATTCACTAAAACGTTTTGAGCCTACACCTATTGGCGAAAGAGTTGGGCGCGATATAACTGATGGAGCAAGGGATGCTTTGGACGGTGATCAAATATTTGAGCCTGAAATGGAAAGTGCCGCCGAAGATGCTGGAGCTGCTGCTGGTGAGTCTTTTGCGGAAAAATTCGCAGAAGCTCTAAAAGGTTTACAAGAAAAATTTGTAGGTTTAGTTAAAGACTTTATTGGTGATAAAATAAAATCTGTTACTGATGAACTTACTAATGCTTTAGAAGCTCAGAGGGAAACAGCTCTTAATGTATTTGATGAGCAATTAAAGGCTCTGGATGCTTTAGAAAAAGCCGAGCAGTCTTTGATGCGTGAAAGAGAGTTTATTGCAAATAGGAAAAAAATTCTTGACGAGAGAGAGCTTAACCGTCAGAATTATATGCGCAATAGGGCGCTCGCTATTTATGAGGGTAGGATTGATGATGCAAGAATGCTTGATTTGGAAGAGCAAAAGAGTGCTGCTGATAGCGCATCTTCACTTCAGGATCTGCAGGATAAAAGGAATGAAGAGTTAAGAAAAGAAAATCTTGACTTCTTAAAAGATCAAATTAAGGAAGCTAAAGAGGCTGCTGATGAGTTTTTCAGAGAGCAAATCGAAGCTTTTAAAACAGCTTCTCAAGAGATTACAAAGTTTGCTCCAAATACAATAGAGGATTATCAAAAGCAGCTTGATGATCTCGTAGCCCTTGCTACCGGCTTTGCTGAAGACAATGCTGCCGAATTTTCTCAAACTTTTGAGAATATGAATCAAAAAATATCTTCTGATATGCCTAATAAAGTGGTAGGTGTCTTTGGTGAAAATTTGGATGACATGATCGCTGTAGCTATTGAGAAGTATGGTTTAGGCGATATGAATTCTGGGATTGTCGGAGCGACAACCTCAATGCTTGAAAATATTAGCAACTCTATTGATACTTCAAACGTTCTGCCATCCTGGGTGTCTCTACTTGGTGATATTGAAAATGAAGTATTAAATGCTGGGACTGGGAAGATAGCAGAAGTTATTGAAATGTATGGACCTCAAAAAGTCCTGGAAGAAGCTATTGATAATGCAAACCAGTCAATCCTTCATGAATGGCGTGGAACTTTAGGTCATATTGCTTCTGAAGTAGAGGGGCTGGTTGGCTTTATGGACCCAATGCTTACAGAGATTCTTAAAGCTCAAACTGCTTTTGAGATGCTAGCTGATGCTGCAAGGAGTGCCGGTTCGGCAGCTAGCGGAGCGACTGGTGGCGGAGCGACTGGTGGCGGACCCCCTGGTGGCGGACCTTCACCTTCCAATCCGCCAGTAGCGGCTGTGAACCCTCCAGCGCCAGCTTCTGCGGCCATTGCTGCGTCTGTTAGGTCTTCTTTGAGCGCATTCTTGTCTGGACGACTTCCGGCCAGCATTGTCCCATCGATTGTTTCTCAAATGTCAGGTGGTGCCATAAATATTGTTAGGCAGTATATGACAAACTCAGATTTAAATGTGAGAAGAAGTATTTATGCGACGATATCTGCATCTATGGGTGGTAATTTAAATCTGTTTAAAGACTGGGTTACAAGCAGATACGGGGCTGCTGTCACATATACCGGTGGAGGTGGGGCAAATGCTTCAGGTAGCGGCAGGAACTCAATGCTTCTTGCTAATGGAGGATATGTGCCTAAGTTTGCAAATCAAAGTATCCCGGCGACATTACATGGCGGAGAGTTTGTTGTAAGTGCAAATGCGGTCAAAAATATAGGGATGGCCACCCTCCAATCTCTGAATAATATGAGGTTTTCATCTCCTTCAAATTATTCAGGAAATAATAGCGGAACCACTATAAATAAAACTAGCACAACAAATATTTATGTTGAGACTTTTGTTGGGGAAGATAAGTGGTTCCAGTCAATGCTTAAAGAGTACAACATTAAGCACAAACCGATAGCTGAAAAACAGATGAGCGGTGGGAATAGATTCTATTCAACTTATCGCTCGGAGGCCGGATACTGATATGGCTGTTATTCAAAATCAACAAACGTCTTTGATAAAATACATGTCTTTAAATAACACGCAAATTACAGTTGGCGGATCCGTTATTTCTGCGACAGAAAATTTAAACGTTTCTGATATAGAGACTGCTGCCGGTAGAAAAAAGAGGTTTTATAAAAAAAATAAAAAAAGTATAAATGTATCATATAGCTATATCGCCTCGTCTAGCGACAAAACAGTAGATGGCCGTGAAGGTCGTGATTTTATACATAATTTAGCAGTTTCTGCTCCGTATGTTTTTGTCTCATATAGGGATGACCCGAATGGGGTAGATGAGCAGTTTTATGGATTTATAGATTCTTATAGTGACTCGGTTATTAGAAGAGATATACAAAATCAATGCATTTATTATGAAATGACTTTTGATATAATGGAGGCGTAATGCTAGGAAAGTTTTCTTTTACAGATAGCCTCCGTGGAATTGATTTTTATGGCCCAGACCCCGCAAATGAGGTTTCAGTCTCAATTTCAGGGTCAGTTGAGTCAACAGGTACTGTAATAGCTTTAGGTACATCATCACTTGATGGCGAACTTACCACTTCATTATCATCTTTAAAGATTTCACTTGGCGAGTCCTCTATGGATTCAACGTCGGTAACATTAGCCGCTTTTATTGAAATACTTTTATCCCCTGAAATCACCATCTCAAGCTCTGCAACTTTAAATTTTATCGGTGGTATTAAATTTAGCCCGTCTTTAGTTGAAGACACTCAGTCTATTAGGCCCCTTCTGGTTATTGATGGAATACCTATTTCTGAACATGGAAGAACTTTTAATGAATCAATATTTCATTCTTATGTTGAAACAAAAAATTGGGATGCTAGACTAAGAAGATATTATAGAAGAACAAACGGTCGCAAAACATTTAGTATCTCTTGGACATATCTGCCGGGGGAGAGAGAATTTACTGCTGATTTAAGATTTGGAAGAAATAAAATCAAAGAACTGGCTCAAGATCCAGATGTTCATATTTTAAAAATAAGAAATATTGATACTGATGGCTTAACACCTTATAGCGAAGACGAATATAATGTTTTAGTTATATCTTATACAGAAACTTTGTTGAGAAGAGATGAAAATCAAAATGTTTACTTTTGGGATTGTAGTTTGGAATTGGAGGAAGTGTAGTGATTGAAGTAGATATTTATGGTAAACCATTAAGTAGTGACTTTATTGCAAAAGCTTCAGCGACTGCTCAGAAGTTAAAACCAAAAGTTGTAGCTGTATGGCTTGAAAGTAAGCATAACGAAAACTTATCAGTCTCGGTTGATTCACCAAATAATCACGCATCAACAGCTGTTGGTGATATTGGTTACTACTTCACACCAGAGCAAGCTATGAATAGTTTTGATAGGCAATCATTCACATGGGCTGTCGCTGGAGCTAAAGATTTTGATGGAAAAGTTATAAGAGCTGACGGATCTTGGTACACAATGCCTTCAGATCTTTCTGAGAACTATGAGTTTGGGTGGTGGTCTGGGTCTGTTTCTACATCTAATGCAAACACAACCTACGGCGGTTATTCATTTGCTAATAATCCAACCGTTACATTTAATTTTGATTCTAGACCATGTAATTTAGTCAGAGTTTCGACTTCGGAGTTCAATGGCCCTGTCCATACATATAAGATAACTGTTAGATCAAGTGATTCAGGAGCACCTAATCCTTTGTATACAGAGATCATCACTATCCCTGATGATAGCTATTACTATGATCATTTTATACCTCCGTCTCTAATTAGTGGCAATTCTAACGAATTTATAAATGTTAATGAAGTTGAAATAGAAGTTATAACAACTAAGAACCCGCTAGATTATGCAAGATTGCAAGAAGTTAACGTAATTTTTGAATCAGATGTTTCTGATGACATTATATCTCTTGATATGGAAAAAACTAGAGATTTGCATGTCACAGAATTACCTATTGCTGGAGGCAGTAGCAGTTCAATATCTATATCTTTAGACAACACATCTAAAGATTATAATATTTTTAATTCTTCATCAAAATATGGTCCTTATATTAAAAAAAATGTAAAATTAAAATCTACAATTGGATGGCAAATTAAAAAAAATAATGATTTATATGTAGATCAGGTTTTGCTTTCAAATATTTCGTCTACTTCAAACACCATATCTATTGCATCAAACTCAGACTTCCCTGACGGCGGTGTTGGGAATAGCTTTATTGTAATTATTGATCCAGAAAATTATACAAGAGAATATGTGCTTGTTTCTTCAAAGTCTGGAAGTAGTGTTTTAAATGTTGAACAAAGAGGCTTTAATAATTCTAAAGCCAGAGATCATTCTGCCGGTACCATGGTCAGGTTTGAAACTTTTGAATACCCAGCGTTTAGTGAGTCATGGGTTGATGAGTGGTCGTCCGATACAGACTCTATGACTTTATCGGCAGCATCTACAGATTGGACAAAATTCGCTTCTGAGAAAGTAATAACTAATGGATTTTTTATAGAAAAAGCTGTCGTAGCTGATGCTGTAAGAGATTTGCTTTTAACGACAAACTTTCCTAAAAAAAAGTTTAAGGCTTTAAATTTATATAATAAGTCAGCTTTAGAAAAAAATGCAATTTTGCATTTAAATTTTTCGGAAACAGTATCGGATAGAAGTGGGACTTCTATACCTATAAAAAATGGATTAAGATCTAGATTTTTTTCTATGCCCATGTCTCAATATAATAAGGTTAAAGACATAACGGCAGACGCCCTTGACAGGGAACTTAGTGAGCTAGAAAAAGCTTTAGGCAATACATCTTTCAACTCTGCTGACTACACCGCTAATTCTTCTGAAATTTCATCAAACACATCTAATGCGCTAGATTTAATTGATTTTATTTTTAATGATCTGTCTGGTGAGCAGGTTGACTCTTATTACAACATGGTTTTTGACGGGTTCTACGTTCCACCAGATAGCGGTAATCAATATCTTGGTATTGCAATAGCCCATGGAGGCGTCAGGGTTTTCCTTGAAGATATTTTAATTTTAGATGAGTTTTTTTTACATCCTGTCGCTGAGGGTGTCTATGAAGATATACAATCTTCGCTTTTAAACTTAGTTGCAGGCAAGCCGTATAAGATTCGAATAGAATGTTTTCATACTGTTTCATCTAATGCAACAGACAAGTTTAGTGTGTATTTACAATACGCGATTGGGTCTAATCCATTAACGATAGTCCCTGCATCAAATGTATACACAATGGCTTCTTTGGACATGGTTGGGGCTGTGGATGCTCCATACACCGCTGGGTCCTTGGACAGAGGCAAAGTTACCAATAACGGCATCTATATTGGAGAAGCTCTAATCGGTAATGACGGTGGTCTTGTTTCGAGTTCTGAAAATTTTTCTGTAAAATTTGAATCGGGGAAGTACATGAGACTTCCTTATGACCTATCTATAGATATGAGCAACTCATCTAGCAGCAACTACACCGGAGAATGGTCTGTTGAGATAAACGTAAAACCAGAAACAGGTTCGGAAGCAGGGTTCTCGGGTGATGGTGACTATATAAGCTCTTTTGACTCCAGTACACCGGCTGGGGGTTTTGAATTTTATAATAATTCAAATAATGGTTTTAAAATTAAGACATCTAGTGGGGTTGAGACTGTCTCTGCATCCGGTGCTTTGCCAACTGATGGCTGGAGCAACATTGTTGTTACTTTTGATGGATCATCTATTAGATATTATCTAAATGGAGTTCTGGAGGATACGACTGTTTTAACTGGATCCATTTCTTCTTGGAATAATCTTGATATATGTTTTGGTGGTAGAAATGCATACTACTTAGTTGGTACTGGAGAGGTTCCACCTGCAGCAATCAGGCCATTTTATGCAGATCAGTTCATAATCTACAGAAGTTGTTTGAATCAGGAATCCGTGTCTGATAGATACACCGAAGTAAAGATGCAGCCATTAACTGTTTATCCATTCCTATATGGCAATGAGGCTTCTGTTAGAGATGTTATTGAAGAAATAACACTTTCTGATCTTGGGCGGTTTTATATAGATGAGCAGGGGTTCGGTAAGTATGAGCACTTCTACGCTTTCTTTGAGCCTTCTATAGATGTTCATGCAAATGTGCAGCAGATTATTAATGATAATAGTCATATAATATCTTCTGATTTTTCTGTTCAACTTCAGACGAATAAAGTGGTTGTAAAAATTGCAGGGCTGTCTACAAATCTATCCGGAACTCAATCGCTCTGGAGGGCTGACGATCCTACGACATTAGCTGTTGTGAATTTAGAATCTAATATTGCTTCTAATTCAACATCAATATCTGTTTCTTCAACAACAGATCCCCCATTCTATAATGCTGGATATTTAATTATTGATGATGAAATAGTTAAATATTCTTCTAAAACACCTAATTCATTTAATAATGTTGAAAGAGGCATGTTTGGAACAACTGCCACTTCACACACTGCTGACTCTAAAGTCAGAGAAGTTCGTTATTGGGACCTAAAGTATGACAAAGCTCCTGCTTTTAGAGTAAAAGATCCCTTTATTACTGGTATTCAATTTGAGACTCCTAATCAAATAGATATTCTTAAATGGAATGCTGGATTTTATGGGGCAGAGTTGATTATAGCTGCTAATACAGGTGTTGAAAAAGGGTCTTTTGTGTTTGCAGAAGGAACAAACCCATTGACTGAAAAAGTCGCATATACAGCAATTGCTGGAATCCCTGTCCTAATAACTGAGCAGGGTAGTCAGATAGAAGAGCAAGTCGCGCAGCTTAGTGATAATATTAGGCTTTATGGATTAAAAGAAGTTGTAATAGAAAATAAATTTATTACAAATTTTAATCATGGGCAAAAAATAGCGGACTTTATTATAAGCAAAATGAGTACCCCTGTTCCGATCTTAAATATCACTACGATTTTGACTCCAAAAATTGCAATAGGTGACAGAATTAAAATATCATCCCTTGATGCTTTTGATATAATTAATGGTGAGTATTGGGTTGTTTCTAAATCTATGTCTTATTCAGATTCACCGTCCCAATCAATGATGCTGAGAAAGGTGGTGTGATGCCTAGATATACGATCAATTCAAATTCGTCTGGCAGTTCGTCTAGTGCTATAAGCGAAAACAGTGTTGTTTTTTATGACGCTGGCGGTCATTCGCATGACGGAATAAATTCTACTCTGATCGATTTTACAAAATATAGTATTTGGGATTTTGCAATTGATAAAATTCCAACAACAAATCCAAGGCTGTCTAGGCAGGTCACAAATATTGAAAGATTCAAGTCTTTTATTGTCAATACTGTAAACACAAATGTTTTAGAGCCAGCAGGTATAACTTTAGGTGAAAATGTTATAACTGGTTATAACATTGTTTCAAATTCAATAACAACAAATCAACTTGCTACTGATTCTATTAAGAGTTTAAATTATTCAAATCCATCTTCAAACATATACTCAGATGTGGGAACATTTTTAGATTTGGATAATGGAGACATAATTAGTTCTAATTTTTCTTTTGTGTCTGGAACTTTAAACCTTAAAGGCAACCTTCTTGGAAATAAAAATGGTTATTCGGATTCAACCGCCGGATTTTTTTTAGGTCTTGATAGTGGACAGTATAAAATAAATTTTGGTGATTCGACTGATTACCTTAAATGGGACGGTTCTTCTCTAGATATTAGCGGAGCAGTGACTGGTGGCACTATCGACATTGGAGGTAGTGATTCATCCTCTTTTCATGTTGATTCTTCTGGCAACATGTGGCTTGGTGCTGGCACTTTTGCTAATGGTGTTTTTAAAGTTTCATCTTCTGGCGTACTTACTGTTAAAGGTTCTGGTGGGTACGATGATCTCCAGATATCAACAGGTCAAATTTTATTGGGTAGTGGCGCTAATATATATGGGACTACTGGGACATTGTGGCTTACTGGCACTTATGTTAGCACGGTTGCAACAGATATAATACTTCAAACAGGAGATCCATTTATTAGAGGTAATGCTGTTAGTGTTGGATTTTCAAGTATTTCAACAGCATATACAGTTACTGCAAACTCAAGTTCAGCTTCTGAACCAGCTTTTGGATTTAATAGTGACACTAATACTGGTATATTTAGCCCTAGTGCAGATAATTTAGCTATCTCTACAGGTGGTGTTGAGAGATTAAGAATTCAAGACAATGGCAATGTGCTTCTTCAGACAAGCGGTGCTACTATGGGTTTAAATCCACCGACTGGATCTGGTTCACTATGCGAACTTGTTAACGCTTTTGGGTTTTATTTTATATACAGAGATACATCTCTTTCTGGAACAAAAGAAAATATACAAGAAGTAGGCGAATGGTTGGTTCCGGATATGATTGACCAAATAAACCCGCTTCTGTGGAATAGGAAGACAGCCCCTGGGATACCTGAGATTGGCCCTATGGCTGAAGACATGGAGGCTATCTCGCCCTTCCTAGTTGCTTGCGGTATTGATTTGGATGAGCATGGCGAAGTGGTTAAAACTTTAGAAGGTATTAATATTAAATCTTGGATTAATTTGTTGACTATAGGATTACAGGATGCTAGATCTAGAATTACTGAATTGGAAGAGACTGTCTCCCAGCTTCGTGGTACTGTTTAGTTTTCTAACTATTTTTGGGGTATAATAGAAGTTATCATGGCTTACGAAAATTATAGATTTATAAATTGGGCAACAGGTACACCTATTACTGGTGAAAGACTTTCTCAAATGTCTACAAATATTGAGCAAGTTAAACTTGCCACAGACGATAGACCTCAAGGTCTTTTGAAGTATTCAAAATTGACATCTTTGACAACTTATCCAAGCGAAGATGTTGCAGAGAATGTCTTAGTTTATTTAAGAGATGACAGCCCAGCGAGTGCTGACAACAGAGTAAACGCAGATGCCAATAGGTATATAAGGCTTAATGTCACCATGCCTGGAATCAGAGTATCAGCAAGAGGCGCGGAAGACACTAAGTATGAGCTAAATATAAAACAAGGCACAGTTTCTCCGTTAACTGTCGCTAAATTTTATTTAAATCCACATTTATTTGGATTTTATGATGTTTCATCAAACACATCTACTGAAACAGTTTCTGTTAGAAGTTCTGGAAATGACGTTTTTTTTGGTGCCGGTTCATATTCCGCCATCATAAATACTTCAGTTTCTGGCCTTACAAATGAAGAATTTTATGTTTCTATTCAAAGATTTGCAAACTCTGATATAACAAACGCTCCATCGTATTCTATAATGGCATCGTCAACTTCTCCTTTAGAATTTTATGCTGAAGATATCGGAGGTACTTCGTAAGTATGGCATTAGCCTCTCAACGTAATGACATTGAATGGAAAGATGGATACGTAAAGGCTAGTGATGCGCCTGGGTTTAAGGGTGGCAGATATATTGATGATAAGGGTTATGTAAAAATTCTTAGACCTGAGCACCCAAAAAATATTCGTGGCTATATTTATGAGCATAGAGCTGTAATGGAAAAATACTTGGGAAGAATGTTGCTCCCTTGGGAAACTGTTCATCACATTAATGAAATTAAAGTTGATAACAGAGTTGAAAATTTATTTCTTTGTACTCCTCAGGAACATAGTGCTATTCATAGAGAAGGTAAAAAGCCATCGATAGCTCATAAAAATAAAATGAGAGAAGTAGCAAAAAGTAATAAACCTCACTTAAAAAAAAGAAATAGTGGCAACAGACCTCCAAGAGAAAAATTCTCAATTTGACACACATCTGCACGCAGTCGGTGGTACTCTACTAATTAGTACACCATGACGCGTATTGTATACACCTACAGAACCGTCACATGAATATATACGCGTACAGGAGTTTTTGTGAAAACATGTCAAGCAGATGGTTGCAGATTACAATTTGAGCCTAACTCTGCGAATCAAAAATATGCAGATCCGTCTTGCAGAAAAAGTATTGATTCGCTGGGAATCTGTAAGTTAAGAAAAGAGATTGGACTTGTAGAGATGCCTAAAGATGTATTGTCGGATGAAGTTCCGACGTCTGATTCAGACCTTCGTATTGCTTATACCAAGCTTGTTCAGGAATATGAAAAGCTTAAGTCTAAAAAGGATGATCTTGCTGATGCAGTTTATAGAGCAGTGATTGATACTAAGATTACACCACAAGCTGAACCAACACCTTCGCCGGTGAAGGTTAGGAAGAGAACCTCTTCAACTGAAGAGGTTGCTGTTGCGGTTATTGCTGACTGGCAGCTTGCTAAAATTACGCCAGACTATAATTCAGAAATATGTGAAAAGCGTATAGAGCAGTATGCTAATAAGATCATTGATCTAACTAATATCCAGAGAGCAGATCATCCAGTTAATAAGCTGCATGTTTGGGCGTTGGGTGATATTGTTGAAGGTGAGCTTATTTTTCCAGGTCAATCTTTTCTGGTTGATGGGGGCTTGTACCGTCAAGTAACTGTTGATGGCCCCAGGATTCTTAAAAATTTCCTCTCAAAGATGCTTGATAATTTTGATCAAGTTCATTTTACTGGAGTAATTGGTAATCATGGAGCAATTGGCGGCCGAGGTCGTCGTGATCACGATCCAGAAACAAATGCTGACAGAATGCTGTATAGGATTGTAGATTGGATCTTTGAGAAAGAAAAGCGAATTACTTTTGATATCCCAGATGGTCGTGGGGAGAAGCATTGGTTCGCTGTGCCTGCAATTGGTAATTATAAGACTTTGCTTTGTCACGGCGATCAGTTCAATGGTTTGTCATCTTTCTATTCTTTCCAGAAGAAAGTGTATGGCTGGAAAGTTGGCGCTTTAGGTGAAGATTTTGATGATGTTTATATTGGGCACTGGCATACTCCAACTAAAATGACATTTAACACTATTCAGGTTAGAGTTTCAGGAAGCCCGGAGTCGACAAACACTTATGCTATGGAAAGTTTAGCGGCTATAGGCCGTCCTTCACAGCCTTTGATGTTTGTTCACCCAGAAAAGGGTATAGTTACAGCTGAATATAACTGCTGGCTAGATTAGGAGAAAAAATGAGAAATTTATATATTGATATGGCAGAAAGAGCGCTATGGACTGCCGTTCAGGCTTTTATTGCAGTTTGGATCATAGGCGACCCAAGCAGCGCTAAGTCTGCAGCAATCGCTGGTGTTGCTGCAGCGCTCAGTGTCGTCAAGGGGTTTGCAGCCTCTAGGATTGGCGATAAGGAAAGCGCAGCCACTTTGCGATAATTCTGTTGTTTTAGCCCCTCCGCACAAGAACTGTGATAAAATATTCATATGGATATTAAAGTCAAAATTCCTTTGAAATGTTCAAAGTGTGGAGGGGCTAAATACATTGATGAGCCTTATCTTATTTCTGATACTTGGTTTGTTGATATTGTCTGTTTAAGCTGTGGTGACACCAAGATTGTTGAGCAATCTTTCTTGAAAAGTTTTATATCTAAACTTCAAGGTGGTGTCTCATAGTGCTAACAGATAAAATTATTGTTAACAAATTTTACCTTTATGCTGGAGACATTCATAAAGTTAAAAAAATCCAAAAATCAAAAAATAAGATTATTTTGCAAAATATTAAATCTCTTAACTGTGTGGAGATGCCTATTGAAGGATCAGATCTTTTACTTGTTAGACTTTATACAATTGGTGAGGTTTCAAAAATTGTTGAAAGGCGGGCTGACACGATAAGAAAATATGAAAAAAGCGGCCTCTTGGAGAAGCCGACGGAGTATAGTGGCTACGATTCCTACAGTAGCTGGAGGTTCTATACAACTAAAGAAGTCCGTTACATTATGGATTTCTTTTCAGATCGCACTCCAGGCAGACCTTCAAGTCATCTCCATACATCTTGGAATGATTTGAAGTTACAAAATTTAAACAATAAAGTAACCACAATTAATAGGAGTTTTTAAATTGGAAAATTCAAATGTAGAAATCTGGGCATCAATTGGTATTACTAAGAATCTTGGTAACTACGAATCTCTTCGGCTTGACGCTGGTGCCAGAGTTAAGGCGTCGTCGGAAAATGATGAAAAAGCATGGGCTGAATTGTGGAGGGCTGTCGATGAGCAAATTGAGTCTAGGCTTCGGGAGCTAGATAGCGAAAATGGTAGCTGACTGGCTTTCAGAGGCTTTATGCAATAACCATGTAAACCAATCATATTGGATTTCCTCTAATTATGAGGAGATTAAAATTGCAAAATCAATCTGTGAGAAATGCCCTGTCCGACTAGAATGCCTGTATTCAGCAATTTATGAAAAATCAGAATTTGTCGGTGTCAACGGCGGACTATCTGAGATAGAGTTCCTTATAAGGACATGGGAGGAAGCGGAGTCGGAAGATGAAACTAACTGGAAGCGATCTGATCAACTTATTCAGGGACTGTTCAGAGAAATCGCATAAATTATTTATTCCGGACAACCCTCGTCAGTCAGAGATAGCTGATAGCCTTGTTAAGCACTATGATGGCGAGTTGCTTGAAAAAGCTGTAAAGTGGTATTTTGAAAATAGGCAAGGTCCATTTCTTATTTTTGATTTTGCCATTGAATCAAGGCAGATTGTTGAAAAAGTAAAATATGAAAACGAAGCTAAGCTTCGCTTTCAAGATATCGTAGAAGAAACCCGTAAAAGATTGGAAAACTCTTGAACTACGAAATCAAACTGTTGAATTCAATTATTGATTCAACAAATTATGTTGACGCTGTCAACTCAGGTGTTGAAAATGTTTTTGTTCAATATCGTGATGTGTGGAACTTTATCGTTTCTCATTACGATGATCATAAAAAGGTTCCATCCAAAGATACAGTAAAGTCACATTTCTCAGACTTTGAATACATGAATACTCCTGAACCTTTGGAGTATTATGTTGATCTTGCTAAAAAGGAGTCGCTGGCCTTTCAGACAAGGCAGATTGTTGCAAAAGCTCACTCTTTAATTGGTGAGATGGGTCCTAAAGAAGCTCTCTCCTACTTGATGGAGAGCACCAGTAAACTTTATAAGTATTCAAGTGCTTTAAAAGATACTGATCTTGTTGGAGAGTGGCGAGATAGATATGATGATCTTCTTGAAAGATCTAAAAATCCAGATAAGCAGTATGTAGGGATACCTAGTGGGATTGATGTCATTGATAAGACTTTTGGTGGATGGCAAGAGGGCGACTTCATTGTACTACTTGGCTGGACTGGCGTAGGTAAGTCGTTTATTGCGAGGCTCTTTGCGGTTAACGCATGGCGTGCTGGCTACCGACCTATGATCATTTCTCTTGAGATGAATAAGAAGCAAGAAGGTCAACGGCTTGATACTTTGCTTAATAATGGTGAGGGGTATTTCACCAATACAGACTTGATTAAAGCTAATCCATCAATTGTTGGAACCTATGAAGGCTGGGCTGAGCAAACATTTGGTGGTAAGCAGCCTATTTACTTGATCACATCAGAGGGTCTTGAAACTGCAGACCAGAATATGGTTCAGGCTAAGATTGACCAGTATCAGCCTGATCTTGTTATTCTTGACTATCATGGCCTTTTTGACGATGCGACTGGTGCAAGAAATGAAACTGAAAAGGCAAAAAATCTATCAAAGGCATTTAAGAGAATCGCTGTAAAAAACAATGTGCCGATTATCGATGTTGCTGCTGTAACGATGTCTGACGGTCATGGCGATAGACCTCCTGAACTTGAAGAAGTCGCCTGGTCTAAGCAATTGGCTTATGATGCCGATCTTGTGTTGGCGATTCACAGAGAATTTAACTCTGATCTTTTTCAAGTTGTTTCGAGAAAAGTTCGTAGGGCAACACACTTCGGCTTTTATTTAAGATGGGATCTTGAGACAGGAAAGTGGGGTGAAGAATGGGACGTAGGGTAAACGATAATGTTGTCCATGTAGAATGCGGAGAGGCTGTTGATATTGAAGCAGTCGTACGTTTACGGCAATGGATTGAAGATATTATTAGTGAAAAGGTTGAGTTTTCAAAGACAAACTTAATCACAGACTATGATCGTGAGAGGCAACTCTTTGGATTCAAAATTGTTTTCATCGGGTAATATACAAAAGTCAGTATTAGATCTTTTAAATAGCAATAATATTGAAGTTCATACGCAGTCCGGTACTGAGGTTGCGATATATTGCCCATTTCATGACAATACTAATAGTCCTGCTTGCTACATAAATTTAAAAACAGGATTGTGGCAATGCTTCAACCCCTCTTGCGGCAAAAAAGGTAATTTTAGACAGCTTTATAAGCATATTACTGGTAAAACATTTAGTAAAGAGTGGATTCTTGATCCTATCAATCTGCAAAGACAGTTGGACTCGTATTTAGATGAGACTGCTCAATCAGAGACGCTTTCAATAGAATCTGTTGCGATTGATTATTCATCTTTAGATTCTTTAGATAAACTATCAACTCTTATTGATAGAGGGTTTAGTTTAGAAACTCTGGAGCATTTCGAGATAGGGTATTCAAAAGTTAAAGATAGGATAACGATACCTGTTCGTGATTCGCAGTATAAGCTTGTTGGTTTGATAGGCCGTGCAATTCATGAATGGCAAGATCCAAGATATCTATACAACAAAAGCTTCAGAAGAGCTGACGTATTATTCAATATACAGAATGCTAAACTGTTTGACTCTGTAATTGTCTGTGAAGGGAGTTTAGATGCTATAAAAGTAAAACAATCTGGTTTTGAAAACGTTGTAGCAACTCTTGGAGCTAAAGTTTCACATAATCAGATTAGTCTAATGAGTAAATATTTTGATCAAATCATCATATTTTCTGACAATGATGATGCAGGACGCGAGATGCAGCGTGTTATAATTGATCAATGCTGTGGCAAGGACTTGTTTACCGTTAAAATACCTGACGGCATAAAAGATCCTGGCGACATGACAGAGCATCAAATACAGGATGCTATCATTAATAAAATAAATCACATTGGAGTATAAAATGACATTTTCAAGCATTAAAACACTTAAGGATATCGAAAAGAGCATCCCCCAGTCAGGTTCTTCTGGGGGGACTGGTAAGAAGTTTTTCAACCTTCAATCAGGAGACACTTACAGAATCAGATTCCTGCAAGAGCTTACAGAGGATTCTCGCGGGTACAGTGAAGACGCAGGGACAGGCATTGTTGTTCCTGTAGTTACATCACCAATCAATTGGAAGTGGCGGTGCGCCTCTACTTTATCAATGGCTGAGCATGGCTATCGGTGCTGGGCTTCTGAGCAGATTAATCAGGATTCACGCTGGCGTCCGAAGCCTCATCTTCTAATCAACGTTGCTGTTGAGATTGATGGGGTTTGGGAGTCTCGTATTCTTGATACAACTTTCAACCAGCGACATGTTGGCCTGATGATCATGGAGTACGCTAAGGAATTTGGTACGATTACAAATCAGACTTTTAAGTATAGCCGTACCGGGTCCGGCGCTCAGGATACAAATTACAGCTTGATCCCGCTGGGAGCGTCTGATCCTGACCCGTCAATTGCAAATCTTCCGCTTCATCAGCTCGACAATGTTTACATGGTGCTTGCTTATGAAAAGCAGAAGACGTTTTTGACGACTGGTGAATTTAACGTAGACAGTTGGTGATTTTGGTATCATAAAGTTTTGTGGGCGGTGTGTCTTGCATTATTCACTTTATCGCTTTGCGGACGCCCACATTCTTTAATTTTTTGAGGTAATTATGGCTACTGTATGTTTTGATATTGATGGTGTTATCGCGGATATCGCAGCTGGCATCAATGTCGCTTTGGACCGGCTTGGCATTGAAAATTATGACTATGCTCATTGGCTTGTTGGTGGTTTTGAGGATGAGTTGGCTTCTGATGTTTTTGGTGATGTTTTGTTTTGGAAGAATTTGAAGCCTTTTGTTTCTTCTTGGTATGTTGTGAATTCTTTGTGGGGTCGCGGGTTTGATGTTGTTTTTGTGACTGCTCGTAGTTCTGATGCTTCTCGCGGTTGTGTGCATGACTGGCTGGATGATTGGAAGTTTCAGTATTCTGATGTTGTTTTTGCTGATGTTGGTTCTAAGATTGATGTTTTGCGTGATTGTGGTGGGTTGTTTTTAGTTGAGGATAATCCTTATGAGGTTCGTTCTGTTGTTGATGGTGGTGGTAAGGCTTTTCTGAGGCGTGCTTGGTATAATTCCCAGTTTTGGGATGATTTTGATTCTGTTGGATCTTTGTTTGATTTGGAGGTTTGATATGTCTGGTAGGTCTAGAATTTTTTCTGTTGCCGAGACTTTGGTTGTTGCTGGTATACCTGTTGTTTGTACTTTTTTGTATAGTTGGAAGCTTGGTATTGTTTGGTTTGTTTTTACTGCGTTGTCTGGTTCGGGTCGTTCTGTTAAGTAGGTTTTGTGACTGTTTATGCTTTTGGTGACAGGACGAGTAATGCTGATCTTGTTGTTGATTTAGCTGAGATTGGTTATTTTCCTGGTTCTGTTTTGGATGTGACGTATGGTTTGGGTCGTTGGTGGTCTAAGTTTTGTCCGGAGGTGTTTGTTGGTTGTGATTTGGTTGTGGAGAAGTCGCCGTTAGGGGTTTCGGTGGATTTCACAGATTTGCCTTTTGGTGATTGTTCTTTTGATACGGTGGTTTTTGATCCTCCTTATAAGTTGAATGGTCGTTCTGGCGAGTTTGCTGGTGATGATTCTTATGGGGTGGGTGGCTCTTATGTTTCTGCTGCTGATCGTCTTGAGTTGATTTATGCTGGTGTTGATGAGTGTTGTCGTGTTGCTTCGAAGTTTGTTGTTTTGAAGTGTCAGGATCAGGTTACGTCTGGTCGGATGGTGTGGCAGACTCGTCTTTTTTCTGATCGTGCTGAGCTTTTTCCGGGGGTTCGTTTGGTAGATTCTTTGATGGTTCGTGGGTTTAGGAAGCAGCCGGGTAATAAGCGGCAGCTTCATGCTCATCGTGATTATTCTACTGCTTTAGTGTTTAGGAAGGGTTCTGGCCGTGGTTGATTTTGTTCATTTGCATTGTCATAGTGAGTATTCTTTGTTGGATGGGATGTCTACTCCTTTGGATATTGCTAGGGTTGCGTCTTCTAATGGCCAGTTTGCTGCGGCTATTACTGATCATGGGACGATGGGTGGTGTTCTGAAGTTTCAGGATGCTTGTGATTCTTTTGGTGTGCGTCCTTTGTTTGGTATTGAGGCTTATTTTGTTCCTTCTGTTGCTCGCGATTCTGATTCAAAGCAGGAACGTTTTCATTTGATTCTTCTCGCTAAGAACGATGAGGGCTTAAGAAAGTTGTTTAAGGCCAATAGTGTTGGTTGGGGTGACAATTTTTATTACAAGCCTCGTTTGGATTTTGATTTGTTGGAGGATTTAGTTGATGGTGATGTTGTTGCTTTGTCTGGGTGTATGGGTGGCGCTATTTCTAAGGCGATTGAGCGTGGTGATTTAACTGAAGCGGAGCGGTTGTCTGAGCGCTTTATCAGTATTTTTGGTGATGATTTTTATTATGAGGTTCAGGCTTGGAATCCTGTGTCTTTGAATAAGTCTTTGATTGATCTTGCTTCTTCTTTTGGGAAGAAAGTTGTTGCTACTGCTGATTGTCATTTCCCTACTGCTCATGATGCTCATGATGAAGAAGTTTTGCTGATGATTTCTCAGTATCCTTCTTTGAATACGGCGCAGGTTCGTAATGCTAAGGAGAAGTTGTCTGGTGGTGGTAATGTTACTGAGATGATTAATAGGATGTATCCGGATCGTTTTTTGCGGTTTGATGAGATTAATCCTTATGTTGCCGATGCTTCTGAAGTGATGTCGTGGTTTGCGGATAAAGGTTTTCATGACGTTTCTTATTTTGAAAATACTGTTGAGGTTGCGGATAAGTGTTCTGCTAGGTTGAAGAAGAAAAATAATCTTTTGCCGAAGTATATTAAGGCTTTGGATTCCGATCAGTATTTGATGGATTTGTGTTTGAATGCTATTGAAGACAAGGGGTTGTCTGGTCAGGTTTATTTGGACCGTCTGGGTGAAGAGATTTCTATTATTTCTTCATTGGGGTTTGCCGACTATTTCTTGATGGTTTGGGATTTGGTTAAGTGGGCTGATATGAACAATATTGGTCGTGGTCCTGGCCGTGGTTCTGTTGGTGGTTCTCTTATTGCTTTCTTGTTGGATATTTCTAAGGTTGATCCGATTAAGTATGGGTTGCTTTTTTCTCGTTTTTTGAATCCTGACCGCAATGATTATCCTGATATCGATTTGGATTTTGAGGATAAGCGGCGTGAGTTGGTGAAGCAGTATTTGTCTGATCGTTGGGGGTCTGATAATGTTGCTGCTATTGCAACTTATGGTGTTTTTAAGCCTAAATCTGTTATTAAAGATGTCGCCCGTGTGTTTCAGGTTCCTTTTGATGAAACGAATAGTGTGACACCATTTTTTGAGACTCTTGATGAGTTGCAGTCTACTGATAAAGGTAAGGTGTTTATTAAGAAGTATCCGGATGTTCTGCCTGTTGCCAAGAAGCTTGAGGGCCGTATCCGAAATACTGGTGTTCATGCTGCCGGTATGGTTGTTTCTTCTGTTCCTTTGACTGAAATTTGTCCTGTTGAGAGTCGCAAGAATGCTTCCGGTGATGGTCGTTCTCCTGTTACATCTTTTGATATGGAGGACGCTGAGTCGATTGGTTTGATCAAAGTTGATATTCTTGGGTTGAAGACTGTTTCTGTTATCAAGGACTGCATTGAAAAGATCCGTGAGATTCATGGTGTCGATGTCACAGAGAAGTCTTTAGCACTTGACGATGTTGCCGTTTTCCAGAATTTTAATGATGGCAATACTGTCGGTGTATTTCAGGCTGATGCTGCTGCTTATCGCAATTTGATTGATCGAATGGGTATCGACAATTTTAACGATTTGGTAGTGTCCAACGCCTTGGTCCGGCCTGGTGCGCTTCTTTCTCAGGGTCAGGCTTATATTGATTGTAAAAAGGGAGTTGCTTCCCCGAAGTATCCTCATGAAGTCGTAAAAGATATTTTGTCTGACACTTATGGCACAGTTATCTTTCAGGAACAGCTTATGCAAATGGCTGTTGTTCTTGCCGATTTCTCTTGGTCTGAGGCTGATAAGCTTCGTAAGATTATTGGTAAGAAACGTGATGCTGCAGGTTTTGATGAATATAGAGAAAAGTTTTGTAGCAATACTTATTTGACTCGCAAGCAGTCTGAGAAGATTTGGGCTGATTTTGAGCTTGCTGCTTTGTATATGTTTAACAAGTCGCACGCTGTCGCCTATTCGATGCTCTCATATCAGACGATGTGGTTGAAGATTAATTATCCTCGTGAGTTTATTTGGTCGATGCTTTCAAATGAAAGTGAGAAGAGTAAAATTACGGCTTACTTGATGGAGGCTGAACGTCTTGGGATTACTGTTTTGCCTCCTGATGTAAATGCTTCTGACGAATCCTTTTCTATTGATGAGAATGGTATTCGTTTTGGTTTGAAGAACATTCTTGGATGTGGCAAGAACGCCATTGCTGAGATTTTTAAACATCGTCCTTATTCTTCTTATGATGAGTTTGTCAATAAATGTAGTAAAACATCAGTTAAAGCTCCTTTGAAAGAAAACATGGAGAAGGTGGGGTGTTTTCAAAATATTGGTTATATTTCTTCTTATGATTTTGAGAAATATTATTTACCAATTCTTGGTTTTGCTTTCAACATGTCATCTTCAAATAACGAGATGGATGAGTTTGTTGAACCTATTGACGGGTTCCATGAGATTTATTCTGATCTGAGAATGGTGAAAGCTGTTATTAGGTCAACTAAGAAGACCCCGAAATATTTGCGTGTGGAGATGGAGGACCAGACAGCGTCTGTCAGCGTTTTCTGTGATAGAAATGCTGAGATCGCAAACAGGGATTTTTTGTACTGTCTTATCGGTGACAGAACTTTACATATGTTCTGTGATGCTTACGATTATGTTGGTTCTGATCTATATAATCTGACTAAGATCAAAAGTCTTAACAAGAATCATGAGTATTCATGGTTGTATGATACTGGGCTTGGTGATGCGTTTTCTGATCGTAGCCTTTTGTATATCTTTAGTACAAGAACTTTTGTTACTGCTAAAGGTAAAGATATGGCTAATGTGTATGCATGGGATGGAGAGCGTACTTTGAAAATTGTTGTATTCCCATCTATGTATGCAAAAATGCGACATTTGATTGGTGGGACCGGGTGGTTTGCAGCTAAGCTGAATGACGTTAAAGATTTGGAAGTAGCGGCTAGGCTTGATTCTTACACTTTTGCAAATGAAAATTCACTGATCACAATTGAAGATTACATTAATAGAAAAAACTTGAAAGCGCCAGAGTGATGACTTTTATTATTAGTAATAAGTTTGGAAGTATAGAGTATTTTGATAATGACGAAGAGATGTTAAAACAGAAGCAAGATAATTTATTTTTTGAGCAAAATTTCGTGCTAGATAATTTAAGTGATTTTATAAAAGCGTCCTCTGTAGTTCTAGATGTGGGTGCTCATTGTGGCTCACACACGATTCTTTATAAGCGAATAAATCCAAATTGTAAGATTTATGCTTTTGAGCCTCAAGCTGCTATGTATAGTTTGCTTGTAAAAAATGTGAAGTCTAATAATCTTGAAGATGTCCATTGTTATAATAATGCAGTTGGTCATTTTGTTGGTGACGCTGAGATGAATAAGTTTTCAGAAGATGGCTCTAACGCTTTTAAAAATGCTTATTATGATGATGAAAATATTTTCAATCTAGCCGGGATCTCTATTGGATCTGGTGGTGAGCGTGTCAAGATGATTACGATTGATAGTTTGAAAATGTCTTGTGATTTTATAAAGATTGATGTTGAAGGTTATGAGCCTTATGTTGTTAGTGGCGCTTTTGAAACAATAAAAAAGTGTCGTCCGGTTATTTGTTATGAAAATAATCACAAGTCTTGCGACGCTGAGTGGACTGTTTCTGATATGCTTCATGACATCGGTTATTCAATAGAGAATTCCGATGGCGAAAATTGGATAGCGATCCCCTAATAGATTAAGGAGTTTTAATGTTATTTGTTGATAAGCGTAAAGGCGATACCGTCCCTATTCATGAGGTTATTCCAACACCTAGCCTTGGTCTAAACCTTGCGCTAGGTGGAGGTTTATATACTGGCGCAACACATTTATTTTGGGGTACACCATCGGTTGGTAAGACAACTATGTGCTTCAGAATTCTCGCTCAGGCCCAGAAAATGGGGTATCGACCTGTCATCGTTGATTCTGAATATTCTTATTCTGAGCAGTACGCTGAAAAGTGCGGCATTGATATTAATGATGTGGTGCTTGTGCAGTCTACTGTGGTTGAAGATATTCTAAGACATTTGACTGGCTACCTAAACCATCCAGATGAAAAGCATATTTTCTTATTTGATAGTCTTTCAAATATTATCAAAGAAGAGTTTTATGATAAGCCAGACGGTGGCAAAGCTATGGGTTTACAAGCTAGATCTCAAGGCTACTTTCTCCAAAAGCTAGTAAATCATCTTCATAAAGAACGAAATATCATGCTTTTTATCGCCCATCAAACGATTGATCTAAGTGGAATGTATGCTGTGACTAAAGCTAAGATGGGCAACACAGTCCATCACAATATGCATAATATTGTGAAACTCTTTCTGTCTATGTCTCAGAAAGAGATGGATAGAGAAGATCGTACCAACAAGATTACCAGCCAGAGGGCGTCTTGGACTATAGAGAAGACTAAACAGCTTCCTACAATTGGAACACAGGGCTACTATTACGTTCTTCCTCAAGAGGGGCGTATTGATCAAAGGCGTGAGCTGATAGAAATTGCAATTGAAAATGATATTATTCAAAGAAGAGGAGCTTGGTACTCATATAAAGAAAATAAATGGAATGGTATGAATTCGATTGATCTGTCCGATTCAGATATTATGAATATTCAAAATGAAATTATGAATGGAGGAACTGAAAATGAAGAGGGATGAGGCTAGAGAGGCTAAGATCGATAACGCTAAGCCGGTCAAGAATTCTGGACGAGGATTCCAGAAGGGTGATGCAACCTTTCATAGATTTCTTCTTGATTATAAGCATAATAGCTCTAGTTTTAGCTTGACAAGAGCTGCGTGGCTAAAGCATCGTAAGGATGCCTGGAGAAGCCAATACAGATATCCTTGTATTTCTGTTGTTTTAGGGGAGGATTCTGATGTAAAAGTTGCTATAATTGACTGGCAAGTGTTTAAAGATTTAATTGACGGATCTGATTATGAGTGAAGACGATATTGATGAGCTTACTTTGTATAGAACTGCTTTCTACTATTCAGCAGGGCTAATTTCAACTTTCGAGTGGTACGAAGATATTGATCCAATAGATTTGTGTGAGTCTTTACTTCAGAGATCTAAAGATATAATTTTAGAGAAAAATCGTGAGAAAGAAAAAGATTGAAAATCATGGCATTTTTGGATGGATTGCAACAACTTTAGTAGTTGTGATTTTTGATTACTGGGCAATTAAGACTGGAAGGCAAACTATGTCAAAAGCCTTCAAAAGCGGCCTCTTTAGAAAGCACACGTCGCTGTTTGTTGCTGGTGGGTGGGTTATCTTGACATGGCATTTAATTCATCCTCCAAAGCTAAAGCATACTGATTTGTTTTCAATAATTTTAGATAGGAATTCTAATGGCTAATTTTTTTGTTGATTATGATACTATAAGTCATATGATGGGAGATAAGGGTGGTGAGTTTTTAGAGTGTATGCGTATTGTTGAGGATATTATTAATAATCCTCAAGATTATGTAGGAGGTCAGGCTCTAAAGTATGCTAATCAGCTTGCTGCATTTAGGACTGCGATGATTATTAAATCTCAAGTTTATAAGAGGAAATCCCAAGTAATGTCTGAGGAAGACAAGTTTACCAATGATATTTGGAAAACAATGTATGAGGCTTTGAGTGAAAATATCAATGTTTTAAAAATTGCTGCAAAAGGAGTTTCGTCTTGAAATCAATTTCTGCTCTTAAAGGTGCGGCAAAAGACAAAAAAGCTGTTGTTGAGTCTGTGCTTTTGTCGGGTCGTGATCTGGAGAGTATGTTATGCGAAAGTATTGATATCTCTCTTACCAAGAGAAATGAACCTGTTTATAAAAAGGTTGATTTCTTTAGGCCTAGTTCAACAAATCAGTGTGCCAGGTATTGGTATTACATGTTTGATGGCATAACTTATACACCGTCATTCTCACCTCAGACGTACCGAATTTTTGATAACGGTCACGCCGTTCACGATCGTCTGTATTCCTATTTCAAGGATATGGGAATCCTGGTCGCTGAGGAGATTCCGTTATCTAATGATGACCCACCCATCAAGGGAACCGCTGATGGAATTATTGATCTTGGTGGCCACAAACTTATCGAACTTAAGTCTATTTCTGCTGAAGGGTTTCAGTATAGAGAGTTGTATCACAAGCCATCTGATGATCATGTTAGACAGGCTAACATTTACATGCATTGTCTTAATTTAGATAGTGGTTTTGTTATTTATGAAAATAAAAACAATCAAAAAATATTACCTATCTACATAGAGCGAGATGATGCATTTCTTGAGAAGCTTTTTAAGAAGTATAGAAAATTTCATAAAAATTATATTGACGGCATTATGCCGGAACGACCTTATAAAAGGAGTTCAAAGCATTGTGCTAATTGCGATTTAGCAACGCAATGCTGGTCGGAGGCTCCTGTTGGAGAGAAAGAATACGAGTCATTTTGATGAAGCTGTTTGTAAAAATCCGTTATGCAATAAATCTTTTTTACCTAAAACTTACAACGCCATATATTGCGGACCGGAATGTCGAAGATTAGTAACCAATAAAAAATTATTAGATAAATATTATTTTAATAAAGAAAAGAAAACAAAAAAAAGAAGATGTATTACTGAAAATTGCGATACAATTCTTTCAATGTACAACTCTGAAGAGATATGTGAGAAATGTAAAACAGAGCGTTTCATAATGAGGCTTGTCTCTTGGGGTTGGAATGAGGACAAGCTAAGAGATGAGTATAGGTAAGATCGTCGGATCTTTTAAAAGCGTTCGGTTTATTTCTATAGACCCAGCCTCTCATTCTCTAGCGTGGGTTGTTTGTGATTCAGGACCTTCTGGCCTTTCTGTTGTTGATTATGGAAAGATTGATTTTAAAAACGAAAAAGAGATATCAAATAAATTTGCTATAATTAAAAAAAATTTGAAGACTATTTGTGAAAACTATAATCCTAAAGCTGCAGTCGTAGAGCAGTCTGTTTATATCCAAAATTTTCAGTCAAGCAGGATTATTTCTTACATAATTGGTTTCACATGGGGGACGTTAGATGATCATTGTAATAGCGTGATAGATGTGAACCCCTTAGTTTGGAAAAGTGGTATTGGATATAAGAATGTGTCTAAAAACGATAAAGCATTAATAATAAAACAACACGGAAATAAAAATATTCAAAAAAGACTTTCTAAAGAAAGAAAAGACCGTGTTAAAAATATTATTGAAAAATCAATAAATTTTAGTACTGAAGATGAAGACATTAACGACTCAGTCGGTATAGCGTTATGGTATCATATTAATCATGGGTATGGAGCCGTACAAAGATAAGCAATGGCTATATGATCATTATGTTAAAAAAAGATTGAACCTAACAAAGATCTGCGAAATCTTAAAAAAGTCATACAATATTGATGTGACTCCTCAGGCAGTTTATAACTGGGTTAAGAAGTATGATCTTTTAAAGTATAGGGGTAAAGGTAGAAATCTTTCAACGACATCTATGAGGAGGCCTAAGTCGCCAATGCAGGAACGTGTTGAACAAAAGCGTCGTGAGATGAAGAAAATAAACTCATATAAAAAGAAAGGCATGGGACGTTGAGGCGTAAAGTAAATACTAAAGATATACAAACTTTTGCTCATCTAGATATGGTTTATAACCAAATTAGATCTTTAGAAGCAAAGCAGAATGAGACGGAATATAAGTGTCTTGGATCTGGTAAATGTTGCACAATTGGTCTAACTATCCCGATGATGGAATGTGCGAATATTGCTTTCAATATAACTCAACAATACTATCTTTACCTTGAAGATAAAGGAAAAACCTTCGCTGATGAATGGATTGAGGATATTGTTTTTGGTCTGAAAGAGGCCATGTATGATGAAACATGGCAGATTGGTGGTGAGACTGAGCGTAAATGTACATTTTTTAAAAATGGTTGCACAATTTATCGTTTTCGCCCTATGGTTTGTAGAACTTTTGGAACAGTTACTGGTGTAGATGATTACTGCCCTAGAATTAGAAATCCATTTGGTCAAATCGACTACTATTCAGGTGATGCTGTCAAAAAAATTATTCAATCTTTTCAAAATCTTCTTGAAGAGTATGCAATGAATAATGATGATGGATATGATATGGTTGTCTATATGCCGACAGGTGTTCTTTCTTTTCTGTTAACAACTGACGAGCTTGTTGATCTCCAAAAAAATACTGATCCAAAGTTTTGGAGAGCTGTGAGCGGCTGGTTTAACTATAGAGTTCAATTCACTAAAGATCACGGCTACGATTGGGGCTATTTAAATGAAAAATCGGTATCTGTTAACAAGAAGCTTGTATTTAATAAAGAATGATAGAAAAACTCACTAATCCGTGAAAACGGATAGATTTCGTGATACGATTCTCCCTGTTGCTTCGATTCCTTCTATTTTTAAAGGGGGTGTTCCGATATCAAAATCGTCAAGGTTGAACAAAATCTTGAAGAGGTGAAGCGTTTTAAAGACTTCACTCTTTATAAAGTTGTAGAAAATAATGATGAACAGCCGAATCGTTTGGAGAGCTTTATCGAACAAAGTAGCTGACGGTTACGGTTATGCATCTAGAAAAATATCCTCTGGACTTACGATGTCAGGAATAGACATTCTGAGTCCAGAGGATATTTTAGTTTCTGGTTTGGAGCATGAGAGGTTGGTGTGCATAACGCCAAATGGCGAGTATTTTGAAGTACCTTCTGGCCGCTATCTTGATAGTGATGTATTGATAAATAACTGCCTGCCAGTTGATTATCAAATTAAAACAAAATATAATATTGGTTTTAGTTATTGGGAAACAAATAAGTTACCTTCTAATTGGATTAAAAATATCAATTTATCTCAAGAAATATGGACAACATCGTCTTGGGCTTCGGAGGTTTTTCAAGAGAGCACAGGACACTCCAATGTTCATGCCTTCAAGCTTGGTATTGACTCTGATTATTTTTGGGCATCAGATAAAGTTAATGATGGTCCGTTTACATTTTTGCATGTTGGCTCTCCATCCACTAGAAAAAATTCTCAAATGGCATTTGATGCTTTCATAAAAACTTTTGGAAGCAATAAAAATTATAGATTGATAATTAAATCAGTAGGCCCAACTGATGCAAGATGGAAAACAGATTCAATGAATCATGGAGCTATATCAAACCATGATCGCGTTTTCGTTATTGATGATGAAATATCAGATTATGATCTTGGGAATCTTTATAGGTCCGCTCATTGTTTAATATATCCCACGAACGGTGAGGGTTGGGGTATGATCCCATTCAACTCCATCGGTTGCGGATTGCCGACCATATGCACTAATGCAACAGCATGTACTGAATATGCTGGTATGTCAGTACCGCTGGATTTTAAGTGGGGCAATGAAAATCAATTTGGTATTTATACTAATTGTGGGGAGTGGGCTGTTCCTAGTTTTGATGATCTTTGCGATAAAATGATTTGGGTTGCAAATAATTATGAATATATAAAGCAAAAAACATATAATTCTGCTAAAATTATTCATAAGGAATATTCATGGAATACTGTGGTTTCTGAGTACGGTGATAGGCTATGCCAGATATTGAACCAATAAAAGATAAAACAATTATAGATCAGGCTAAAGATATAACTGAAGCTGGCCTTCTGCATGTTAAAGGGTACAGTAACCATGAGATAGCATCTTTGCTCTCTGTACCTCAAGCGACTGCTAAAAAATATGTTGATGAGTATAAAAAGCTACTAGCTCAGCAAGCTGAGCATGATCCATACTTTCTTGAAAAGCTTCAATACAATACAATAAAAGCTTTAGATGAGTTTGATCAAATAAGTAAAGAGGCATGGGAAACAGTTTCAATTGCTACAGATCATGGAATGATTGCTCAAAGGATCCAGGCTTTAAAGTTAGCTGGCGATGTTGCCACCAAAAAGGCTCAGCTTCATCGTCTACTGTCTGGTAGCAACAATGCTGATGCAGAATATATTCAAAGAATGCAGAGAGCTGAGAACGTTAACCATATATTGTCAAAAATATTGAGAGACGTTATTTCTCAGCATCCAGAAATAGCTGACCAAGTAAGAAGGGAACTTTCTCTTGCTTTCGAATTAATGAATGAAGAAGATCAGTTTAACGATAGAATTATAACTGATGCTGAAGTTATTGAGTGATCCAGTCGTCTTTTGACAACCTCCCCCATAAAGGTTTTGAAATAAGCTATGTCAGATTTTATAGGTATAAATTTAGAGTTCAAAGATTTCGATAGACTGCTTCGGCAGGATGAGCTTGAAGAGGAACCTGTACCTATTGAGGTATTTGTTCAAGATAAGAAGTATCTTGGGTTACCTCCTTTATCTGAGATCCAAATGGAAATCGTTAAACATAGCACTCAGATATTTAAAGAACCCACTTTGCAAAAGTTGATGGGTGAAGAGCTTGGCAGTGAGTATTACAATAAGTACACCGATAATGAGGTGATATGTATGCTTGGGAAGGGTAGTGGTAAAGATCACTGCTCTAGGATATCAATCGCATACACCACATATCTACTTCATTGCTTAAGGGATCCTCTCAACTACTATGGTAAGGCTAATGGTGTATATATTGACTTGCTGAACCTGGCTGTTAACGCGCAACAGGCGCAAAGAGTGTTCTTTGAACCTTTAAAAAACCTACTGCTTTCTTCTCCATTCTTTAATGAGGTTGGTTTTGAACCCAGAGTGTCTGAGATTTTTTTCTTCTCAAGACCAGTTAGATGTTTCTCTGGGCACTCTGAAAGTGAAGGATGGGAAGGGTACGAAGTTATGACTGTTGTTTTGGACGAAATTGCAGCTTTTAAAACTGATGCCGAATTGCGTGGTGAAGTGAGGTCTAAAGGGTCTGCTTCTGCTATTTACAACATGAGTAAGCTATCTGTAATGTCTCGCTTTCCTGAAGTTGGTAAAGTTATTCTGCTATCGTTCCCTAGATACAAGGGGGATTTCATTGAGACTAGGTACTATAATGCTAATGAAAAAGAAGAGCCTAAGACTTGGACTGTGAAAGCCGCTACTTGGGAAGTTAATCCCACAATTAAAAAAGAAGATTTGAAATCAGAATATATCAGGAATCCTGTTGAGGCTAGGGCTAGGTTTGAGTGTGAACCTCCAAACATGGAAGACGCATACTTTAGAGATCCTGATTTGGTGAGGAAAGCTTTTAATTATGCAGATAGCCCAATTGATGAGGATGACGGCACATTTAAGCCTTGGTTTAATGGCTCTGATGGTCGGGTCAGGTTTATCCATGTAGACCTTGCATTGAAACGAGATAGGGCTGCGTTATGCGTTGTTCATGGCGCTGGCATGAAAGAGATTCAGACATCTATAGGAACAGAAGTTCTTCCAGTAGTGAATGTCGATCTTGTTTACTCATGGGAGGCGAATGTTGGCAATGAGATCAACTTTGCTGCTATTCGTCAAATGATTGTTGATTTGTGTAGAAAGTTTGATGTTGCAAAAGTTACTTTTGACAGGTGGCAGTCTGTTGAAATGATTCAGTCATTAAGGGCGCAGGGGATAAACGCAGATTTTCATAGCGTCAAAAAAACAGACTACGACACACTATTGACGGCTATTTATGATACTAGATTAAGAGGTTATTGGAATAATATTCTTGTTGAAGAAGAACTGTTGAAGCTTAGGCTTTTCGGAAATAACAGAATCGATCACCCTTCAACTGGATCAAAAGATTTAGCAGACGCTCTCGCTGGCGCTGTAGCTAATTGTGTAAAAAATATCGCAGTCGATACGGAAATCGATATTGAAATAATGTATCCTAGAGATGACTTCGATATTGACGATGACGACATGGAAAATTTTATGAATACTCAGACGTTCAATAGAAATATCGGAGAATTTGAAAACACTAATCGAAAGGAAAATATTAACCCATGGCTAGAAACACTGTAAACATTCAGGAACTTTTGAGTGTTGAACCTCAAAAAATTATTGAAACTTTAAGTGCAGAAAATTCCAAGCTCAGGCTTGACAGTATGGCTCAGCAAGCTGTGATCAATAGGCTAGTTGCAGCTATCTCTGATATGCAAACAGAACTTGAGAGCATTGAGAAGCCGACCTCTCAGAGGTCGTCTAAGAAAACTATTGATAAAACTGCTGAGATATCTGGCGACGATTTTTGATGACGTTTTTGTGCGGAGTAATATTTTTTTTGGATAAATTTATTTTCGACGCACTTTCTGGCCCGATGTCCTGATAACGTGCTTGTCACGGGATGAGAGCGGTTCTCTTCCTGAGGAAAGGCCCAATAAAGGGTCGGAGCAACAAAGGAAAGACAAATGTTCAACATTACTAAGGTAGACCATTTCCCAGAGATCACTCGTCAAGGTCGTGCTTCTGAAGAGCTTCAGGCAATTATTCAGGCATTGCATGACTCAGCTAGCAAGGGTGAGCGTTACTGTATTGAGGGTATTGAGCCTGGAAATGCTTATAACTCAATGCAGCAGCGCATTCGTGCTCAAGCTAAGAAGCTTGGTTATAAAGTAATCATCCGCTTCGATCGCGATTCAGGCGCTCTTTACTTTAAGGCTAATCGTGCTGGTAACGAAAAGGTTCCCACTAAGCCTATTGAAGCTGTAGAGGAAAGCGGTGTGCAGGCTTCTGAGGTTGGAGTTAAGACTGCCGGTAAGCGCACAGCTAAGTCTTCATGATTTAAAAATAAAAACTAGAAAGTTTTTGGCCCCCAGCGAAAGCTGGGGGTTTTTTTTTGATATAATGCCTTCATGGTTGAAATTCAAGATCAAAAAATTGAAATAACTCAAGATCAAATTAGTCAATGGCATCCTATGATTGCAATTCCTTGCTATGACCAAACGGTTACTGAGCCGTTTATGATTTCTATGATAAGAGCGGCTGTTGGTTTTTCTTCTATAGGCCTGGACTTTGGAATCTCAACTGTTTCTGATTCCCTTATCAATAGGGGTAGAAATACGCTAGTTGCAAAGTTTCTTGCTAATACTGAATTTACACATCTGATGTTTATTGATGCAGATATTGGTTTTAGTTATGAGGATGTTATTAAGCTTTTATGGCATGATAAAGATGTTATGACTGGTTCTTATCCAATTAAAAATTTGAATTGGGATGTGATCTCTGATCTATCCAATAAAGGTGTTGCTCCTGAAAATCTTATGTCAAAGAGCATGAGATATGTGGTTAATGCCGTCAAGGGGCGGAGTGGCGACATTGAGATTGACAATGGTGCGATGAAGATTTATGAAGCTGGTACTGGTTTCATGTTGATCAAAAGAGATGTGATTGAACGGATGGTTGAGGCCTACCCTGAGTTGAAATATTCTGATGATACAGGGTCGCTTTCTGAACAGGAAAAGAAGCACACCTATGCGTTCTTTAACTCGTTCGTGGACGATGACACGAATAGGTTTCTGTCAGAAGATTATGGCTTCTGCCGCCTTTTTTCAAAGATTGGCGGCGATATCTGGGTAGACCCAAGTATTGATTTTATACACCTTGGTAGGTTTAAGTATGAAGGCAGGATGTTTGATCAGCTAGAGCGGTTCATTGTAAGCTCAGAATCTGATTAGGAAAATCATTTTTGTAGCAGGCTGCTGTTCCGTGAAAAAAAATATATTAAAATTTGTAATAAATATGATAATGAAATGATGGGCGTCCTTAACGTTAAGAACTTCGGTTTTTAACGTTAAGGACGCTAGCGTTTTTAACGTTACCTTCCTACTCCCGACGCTATTCCCGACTAATTCCCGACCGATTGCCTGCCGATTGTCTGCCTGTCACTAGACCAGATACTTGATATCTCCGTTACATATGGCGATCCAATCCCTACCCAATGCCTAGCCGATATCATGTTCTTAGTGGATCGGATATGTAACAAATACATCAACAAAGCGCAAACATTTATGTTTACTTTGTGCTGTTATTTGTCATATTTCTCACTTCGGGTTTTGTATCAGGTAAAAGTTCAGATCAGGAAATGGAGTAGGTATGCGTTCGATGTCTGATATCGCTAAAAGTTGGGTTGGGGAACGTGTTGTGATTCGTGGTAAGGATTACGGCATTGTTACTGAGTTCTTTTCTGTCGACAATGAGTATGGATTGTTGACCGATCATGATATTCGTTTGCGTCTTTCTTCGGTATTGCGTGCGCTCAACAGCAATATTACTGATGCTATTTATCCCGAGGGTACTGCGTACAGTAAGTATTTTGCTGGTGCTAAGAAGTTGTATCGTGCTGAAGCTTATGGTGCGGCAAACATTCCGAATACTGCATTCGCTCGCGATAAGGAGAATGCTATCAACATCAGTAAGCGTCCCGGTAACGGTAAGTGATTGGAGATTGAGTGATGAGTGACTTTTTTGAAGAGATTGACGAATCTGAGATCGTTGGTCGTTTTCGTGAGAAAAGGGAAAAGCTTCCGGCTTGGGTTCCGATCCTGTCTTGGACTAGGTTTGATGTTCCTGATGAGGCGTGGAAAGCGCGTGGTTATGGTTGGAGTAAGGAAGACCAGGAACAGGTTGACATTGTTTGTGCTGAGCGATTGGCTGAGCAGAATGAAAAGATGGACAAGGTTATCAAGGTTTTGAATGACCGTAGAATTTTTGTTCAGACTGTTCGTGAAACTAAAGAAGTGAGGATCAAGCTGTGAGTAACAAAGTATTTGCAACTGATAAGGAAGAGCAGTTCTTCTTGGACTACATTGACGCTTTGGCTGTTGTTCATCGTTTGCGTCGTGGTTTGTCTAAAGATCTGAATTTGCTGCAAGATGCGCTTCACGCTATCCGTCATGATCGGCTTGAGGTTGCTGATGAGTTTGTTGATCGTGTCGTTGCTTCGATCAGCAATTTGTTGAATGATACCGCTTACGATCCGAAAGGTGAATGATATGTACATTGTTGACAATCTTCATGAAAGCAGTCCTTTGTTTGAAGAATACCAGATGCTTTTGGAAAAGTATCACGGTATGGATATTGCCATCTTGATGACTAAGCCTTGCTATCATTGTGGTGATAGCGGATTGATTGCTGTTACTAACAGTGATCTGGAAAGGTATAAGAATGGCGCTTTGATGCAGGAGGCGTTTCCTGAAATGAGTATTGAGAATCGTGAGATGCTGATTTCTGGTACTCATGATAAATGTTGGAATGAAATCTACGGAGGTGATGAGTGATGCTTCAATTCAAAGAATTGAATCAAAAGTTTCAGGATCGGGTGAAGAATGATTATCTGATTCATGGCGTGAAGTTGACTGAGTTCTACAACTTCATTGAAAATGTCAGTTTCTTTGAGTATCCGCGGCTTTTGAAGTTTTTTGATTATCCGCGCCCTTCTGGAAATGATGATGGTATGTCTGTTGTTGCTGTTCATGGTTTGTACAGCGATGGTGAGAATGAGTATTGGTTCTTCGAAGGTGTGAAGGATCGTGTCAATGGTAAGTTCGGTTTGATGAATAAGCTGGAGTTTTGATGAGTGGTTGTGCGGAAATGTTTTTGTCGCCGGATAGTCTGATGTTTGAGATGTCAGAAGAAGCTGGTGTTGGCAAGTATGTCACTTTTATTTGTGACAATATGGAGTTGTCGATTATGGTTGACGACTTCGCTTCGTTTGTTGAAATGATCAAGCAAACTCACAACATGTGGATTGGAAAGGGAAGACCATGAAAGATTATCTGTATCTTGGCCCTGTGCCTTGTGATGAAGATTGCGCTCAGGTTGGTGATCCTGATTACCGCAAGAATGCGATTCGTGAAATGAAAGCATATATCAACCAGTTGGAGCGTGAGTTTCCTGATTGGGAGCGTGATGGTGTTGAGTTTAGGATCGTTTGGCAGAATCACGATTTCGGAGCCTATGGTGAAGTCGTTGTAGATTACAATGACGCTGACGATGCTTCTACTTCATACGCTTTTGAAATCGAGAGTAATCTTCCTTACAATTGGGATGAGGAAGCAAGAAAGGAGTTGGGTTATGTCTCATGATGTGTATTGGCACTTGTTGCGGGCTGATGTCAACGAGTGGGCTAAGGAAAATCGTCAAGATGACTTCTACTACGGTTCTCCGTATTCGTATTGGTCTGCAGCAATGTATGCTGGTGTGATTACCAAAAGTGATTTGGATTTGGCTGAGAAGATGCATGGTCATTCTTGGCATTATCGGGGTGACTGAATAACAAAACTCCTGAGTATGAGTATAAACTGCTCCCTTTCTTGGTGGTCAAGAGTCGGTAAGGAGGATATTCCGCCAACCGTTAGGTGATGGCTCTACATAGGGTATCTTCACCACCAAGAAACTCCCCTCCTGAGTATGAGTATAAACTGCTCACATGCCCTTATAGCTCAATGGATAGAGCAGATGACTTCTAATCATAAGGTTGCAGGTTCGAATCCTGCTAAGGGCGCTGGAATGGGCTAGCGCTACTCCTGGCGTGATGGATAACCTGTATAAACTTCATTGTGTGTTTATATCAAAGTCTTGTATAAACGTTATCTTTGTTGGACAAAGGTTATCTGCCCATTTTATTCTTCACCAATACAAAATGCAGATTGGAGTTGGCAATGAGTGATGGATTGAGTCCATACGATTTTTTGTCGTATGTGTCTAGCAGTTATGATGGGGAAAGAAATCCTGAAGCATACGGTAAGTATTTCTTTGAGTGTTTGGAAAAATGGAAGCCTCAGATTGCTAATGCGATTGCTGGCACTATTCTTGATACTCGTCATAACTACAATGCTGACGTTATGATTTCTTTCCTTTACAAGGTTTGGGATCACGATTTCAATGGAGGCTGATGATGGCTGTTTGTGTTTATTGTCAGGAAAACTATTCTGACGAGCGATCAGAATTGGGTTACGATTATTGCTTGTCAGAGCCTTGCCAAAAAATTGGTTTGGATAAGTGGGAGCGGGAGTTCAGAAAAGAATGGACTCCCGCTTTGTTGCATAAATGCAACTATTTCTGGGTGAAAAAGTCGGAATTGAAAAGCGTGAATGTTCGCGCAGATTTGGAGAGCTGATATGACTGGTAACTGTTTCATTTGTAACTGTGACATTGTTCTTGATTGGGAAGGGCTTCGCTCACCTCTTGAAAAGATTGAAGATCCGGTGAAAGGTGTCGCTTTCACTTTTTCGGTTGGGTATGGTTCTCGTCATGATGGCAAGTATGGTCAGATTGTCATTTGTGATGATTGCTTCGCTGATCGTACTGATCGTGTTCACAATCTCCGTGACTACTTGGAATACTGAAAGGGAAATGAAATGAATCAGAAAAAGTTCTGTGGTGAAATCGTTTACGACGAGAATGGGAATCAGTATTGGATACACTCAGACATCTGCCATTGCTGCGGTTGTGATGATGGTGAAGATGTTTCGGAATTGACTGAAGAAGACATCAAATTCTATTTGTCTGTCTGCGAAGAATGGTTGCGTAAGAGCAAAGGTTCAGGTTATTTCTGGTTGGGTGATGTGGAAGCTTTGAAGGAGAACTTTGGAAGTGAATGAGGTATTGAGTCCTTTGGTGACTCGTATACATGTCGGTGTTAATCATGGCTTAGTTTCTAATGATGATTTCGCCGACTTGTTGGAAAAGATTCAGAGTGTTATTGATGATGATCCTAACTTTGAGGGTCTGTATATCAACCATGATTTTCGTCAGATTGGAGAGTAAGAATGATTGATTACGATGCTGTTGAAGATGATTTTCAGAATCAAGTGAATAGATATGAGGCTGAGATGATCAATCATCTCATGCAAGCAATGAGTGACGGTGATGTTGCAAATTGCAAGCTGGTTTATGATTGGCAAATTTGCAATGTTTGTCGTGGCAATGGTGGTCATTCTCGTCGTCTTGGTGTTATTTCTCAAGAAATCATTGATGATTGGGATGATGAAGATTTGGACTATTACATGTCTGGTGGGTATGATCAGACTTGTGAGCGCTGTGATGGTTCAGGTAAAGTGAAAGAATTGAATCTTCGATCGCTTCCTGAGGATGTTTTGTTGTGGATTGCAAAGTATCGGGATGATTCATACAATTCTGCTTACATGACTCGTAGTGAAAGGATGATGGGTGCATGAAGCGTATGGTTTTTTACGTCGATGTTTTTACCGGAACTTTTGGTTTGGCTGATGATATTGTTCTTGTTGATGCTACTGATTGGAGTGAAAACGAAGTAGAAAATTTTACTATTATGACAGACGAAGATCGTTCTGCTTTTGCGAATGATTTTGCTTTGGCACAGTTTGATAAGTTTGGAGAATGATTATGGGTGTTGATAACGGTTTTGAAAAGGTTAGTGGTGGCATCATGATTACTGGTGATGGTATTGATGCTTATCGCCTTATGGCTTTGATTAAAGCTTTGGAGATTGAGATTCGTACTGGTATGAAGATGAATCGTGGTATGTCTTGTCTTCAGATTGCTCAGTTTCAATATGGTGTCAAGGCTAAGCGTAAGAAGGATGCTGTTATTGAGTTGAAGAGGATTTTCAATCAGTTTTGTGAGCAGGAGTTTTACAAGGTATGAAGCGTGTAAAATGCATTGGTTGTGACAACAAGGTGAATTCACCTTATACTGTTTGTAAAGTTTGCGCTTATAAGGATGAGGTTCGACGCAGTCTTGGTATCGGTATTTCTGCTGATTATCAGTTGGGTAATGATCCCGTTGTGAATGGGCTTTGTTTTCTTCATGCTTGCGGCGTTTTGAATACCTTTCTTGAAAAGACTTATTCTGCGACCTCTGCTTTCATTGATTCGACAAAGCCTTTGAATTTGGTTGATGAGTATTGTATTGATGACTTGGTTTTGTCGACGTATGATGAATTGTCTTATGGCAGGGTGGATCTGAAGCTTTTTACACGTTTTGGATGGAAGGATAAGTGATTTTTTATGAATGATACTTTTGTGTGTCTTAATTGTGGTGAGTTTTTTGATGAGCGACCTTTTGAAAACGAATGCCCTGTTTGTTTTGAATCGGTCATTGTGAGTGAGTATTCCTACGACACTTCGATTGGAGAATATGATGATTGAGATTCCTTTTACTGATTCTGAATGGTCTGTTATCTATCAGGCTCTGATTTTGCATGAGGAAAGCAAGAAGCTTTCTTGTTCTAGCTTGAGAAAAGCTGCGTCTGATATGAGAAACGGTATTCAATATCCTCTTTTCGCTGATGGTGAAGATGGCGCTGTTGCTGCTGATCGTACCGCTGATTGGATTGAGTATGATATGAAAGTTATCAATGAGATGCTAAGTAAAATTGAAGATTATCGTTTTGGTGATCAAGATGATGACTGATGTTGAGTTTTATGATCGGACTGTCTATATTGATGTCAATGATATTGGTGATTGTTTTAATTTTGACAATTATGATTGCGATGTGATTTTCATTATTGTAAACGGTGTGTGTCGTTTTTCTATTCATAAGGAGAATGGTTACACTATGCCTGTAAACAAGTATAAGATTCACAATTCTAATGGGGTTGTGAAAAGCGAGATTGTGGAGATTTGTGATGACTGTGATTCCTGATGATGTGATTATCAAAAAGGCTAAGCAAAGCCTTACTCGCCCTGATGATTTCGGTTGGTGGGGTCGTGATGAAATGTTTGTTACTTGGGGTTTTGCTGGTATCAATCTTCGTTTGAATGCTGATGATATTCTTGAAGAGTCGAACTTTCATGTGATTTCTAATGATCTGATGAACAAGTATCCTGATGATTTTCAGATTGTTGGTTGTAATCATTGGGCTTGGGGTTCGATGGATCAGTTGACTGTTCGTGTCTTGAATGATGAAGTCAATCATGATGATATTGATATTGAAGATGTAACTGCTGCTTTTGTTGATCTTCTTGAGTGGCATGATGCTTTGGCTGATTATCCTGTTGCTGATGAAATGGATTTTTCTGAGCGAGAGTATGAATCTATTCATAAGTGGACGATGGATGAGTTGAGTCGTCTTGATGATTGCATCCATATTGATACTTCTCTTGAAGAGATGGCTTCTGATATCATCACGTTTGTTCATGATCATCTTGGTTGGTGTAGTAACGAATCGCCTCCTACTGAAGATGAAATTTGTCAGTTTGCTTTTGAGTATGGTCTTTGCAAGTTCGATGAAGTTGACTTTTGGGTTGACTGGTGCGAGTCGAAAGGTAAGACAATTGTTTGGAATCATTACACAAATCTTGGTGGTAAGAAGCGAGAAATTCCCGGTCAGTTGAAGATGGAGTTTGAATGATGATTGAGTTTCCTGTTCTTATTGGTCCTGAGTATTATGAGAACTATACTGGTGATCTCCCTTGGGCTGGTTTGATTATTGAGTTTGACACTCTTGCTTATTGCCCTGGTTGTGATGAAAGAATTGGGGCTTATCTTCAAACTTTTGATAACAAGTGGGGTGCTGGAGTTGAGCGGCCAGTTCTTGATTATTACTACATCATTGACGATAAGCCATCTTATCTTTGTGAAGATTGTTTTAGCGCTCAGATGATTGATCGGGATGTGGATGAGGTATCGTTTTAAATCTTATACTTACGATAGAGAGTATGTGTCTTGTAAAGATTTCTCTTTTTTAAGATTTGCATCTAAAGTTGCGGCTTTATCTGATCATCACCGTTTCCGTTTAGGTGCGGTTGTTGTGAAGAGTGGCCGCGTCCTTTCTCAGGGTGTTAATGTAACAAAAAAGGGTCCAGATACACCTCCTTTTCGTGAAAGTATTCATGCTGAAGTTAATGCTATGAGGTGGGCTAGTGATTTAGATGGTTCTACTATTTATGTTGCTCGTCTAAATTCTTCTGAAAAGTTAGCTTTAGCTAAGCCTTGTGAATATTGTATTAATCACATGTTGCATAATAATGTGAAAAAAGTTGTTTTTTCAACTTCAGAGAATGATGCTAGTGCTTTTTATTTAAATTCAATTGTTTGGAAAGGGTATGTAAGTAAAAATGGATGACAAGTCTTTGTATGAAAAGTTGAAAAAAGATAACGTTCCCCATCTAGATGAGAAAAAGATCAGACAGTCTTGTGAAGTTTTGAAGTCATGTCTGGATCGGATGGGTTATAAGGGGAAACTTGATGATATTTACAATATCAAAAAATTTATCATCAAGTTTCCTGATGGGCAATTGAAGACTAAAAGTCTTGAGCATTATAATGTTTTGATTATGTCAACTTTTGACTGGAGAGGTGAGTGGACAGATCGGATTGTTTCAACGTCAACGCTTTGGACTGCAGGAAGGGTTAAGTGATGGAATCAGAATATGATCGTTATGATTGGGATACGAGTGATCCTCGTCAGCATTGTCGTCATGGTAAATTTATTGGGTCTTGGTGGGGTCCAGATGTGCTTTGTGGCCAATGTGAATATGGTCAAGATCCTAGCATTAATGAAATGATTGAAGTTTACTATAATCAGATTGATCGTAAGTATATCGAAAGTCAAGCTGTTACTGATTTCATGATGGGTTACATCAAAGATGAATCTAATGATTTCGACTCTGAAGCCCTGACTGAAGCATATTTTGATTTTTTGAAATCAAAAGATGATTCGATTAAGAAGTGTCGTGAAAGCATTCAGGCTACGATTGATTATTATGAGCAATTTACTAATGATCGTAATGATCGAAATGTGTTGTATATGGCTCATCGCTATAACATTCAAAAATATGAGGAGTCTTTGAAAGACAGAGAGGATTCAGTTCATGTTGAATTTGACTGATAACGAGTTGAGTTGTATTAGAAAAGTGTTACAAACATATTTAATTATGGCTGATCCGAATAGTTTTGATTATGAAAAGATCAGTTCTATTTGCTGCACTCTAAATAGTTACTTTGATTTTAAAGAATCGCAAGCTTCTGACAGAATGGACATGGGTGATTGATATGCCTAATTGGTGTGAAAACAGTGTAATTATTTATGGCAATCCTGATCAGCTTGATGAATTCGCGATGAAAGTCCGTGAATCTTTGGCTGATACTGATGGCAAGAATGGCGTTATGGGATGCTATCTTCCTATCCCAACTGACTTGTCTAATAATCCATCACCTATTGGTGACGATGAGATTGAATCTTCTAATCTTGAGAAGTATGGCGCTCGCGATTGGTATGATTGGGCTGTAAAGAATTGGGGTTCGAAGTGGGGTGATTGTCACACAACCATTGATGAGGTTGATGAAAACTCCATGTGTGTGGAAATCAATTACGATTCTGCTTGGGGTCCGTGTACGGCTGGCTTTGTCGCTATCTCTGAAAAGTTTCCAGATTTTGTTTTCATGGAATTTTATAGAGAATCAGGAATGGGGTTCGCTGGTTATACTGTGATTATTGCTGGTGAAATTATTCAAGAACATAGTGCAGATATCATTCCTGATGCTGGTGATTCTGAGTTTATTCTTTATGGCTTGGATGAGCAAATTTTGCCTGCCGCTTTGCGTTGATTGTTTTTATAATCTCTAAAAGAAAGTTGATAGTATGTTTTTTGACCCAGAAGATATTAATAAAATCATGAACAGTCCGTATGAAAGAATGCCTGATGGCATGGTTGATGCTTCGTCATTTGTCAATTTGTTTCATCAGATTACTTCCGATCTATTGAATACCGACTCTCAAGATGATAAATCACGTATGACTTGGATGCTAAGTGTTGTAAATCATCTGGACCAGATGAATCAAGAGTCTATGACCATGAGTAGTGTTGAAATTATTAGTTGTTTGTGTTTTCACACTCTAACTCTTTACAATATTTGTCATGCATATGATTCTGATTTTATTCAGAAGTATGTTGAAATTCTTAACGAATCGATTATGCCTGAAATGAGGGAGAACGGTACGTTCATTCCGTACTGGGATTGATATGAAAGATTGGTATGATCAAGGTGTTTGTCGTGGGGTTGACCCTTCGGTTTTTTATCCCGAA